TGGATGCGATAGCTACTATAGGTTGAGGACAGTTTCTCATTATCCTTGTTCTGGTAATCTTCTCTTTGTTTACCATTGTTGGTTCGCATTCTCTTGTTCGCAACATTTCCTGCTGCTGATGTGCTGTAGAGTTCGTTCTGTTGCGACATCTTCTGATACTTGTTGCGTACACGACGAATCTGGGAGATGTCTACGCCTTGCTGCATCAGTTTGGTAACAATCTGTGAGTTGGATGTGCCACGCTCATGTTCTTTCACCACAAAACTCATCACTTGATCGTCTGTCATGTGAGAACTCTGTGCGAAAAGTGGTCCTGAAGACAGAACCAGCGCCAGTACAAGTATGATATGTTTCTTCATTATTGTTCTATTATCTTAGTTATATTTATGTAATAACTCGAAAAAAGTGATTTTGTTGCTATAGAAGGCTGAAAAGATGTTAATAAAACCAAGAAACCCAGGGTTCAACCCTGGGTTACTGATGTTCTGAGCGAGATACGGGAGTCGAACCCGCCTCACAGGCTTGGGAAGACTCTCTTGTATCTTGATAAAGTACTGATACTGAATATTTTTAATAAAATCAGCAACTGCTCACTCACATATTACTCACAAAAAACGCATCTTACTGCACTTTTGTGAGTACGTACACCATACCAATTCGGTCTGTTGCAAACTTCACCAAGTCGATTTCCGTTGCAGACATAAAGTAGGCCACATACATATCACTTCCGTCAAAGTATACAGGAGAAGTACCTGTTTCGACAGTTCCGTCCTGTTTGTATGTGGTATCAGCCTTCCATGTCTTGTAGCTTCCGAACGGTATTGTCATCGGTCTGTCCGCGTCCCCATTGATTACTACCGAGAAGTTTCCCTCTGTGCGAAGGATGCCGCCATCCAAGAATGAAATTGTATTTCCCTTCTGAATGGAGTAGTGGTTTATCGGAATGGGGAAATCCTGAATCTTGCTCAGTTTCCACTTGCCGCTCATAACCTTGCTGGCATCAAACTTCTGTTCCTGTTTCTCATTGTCGTCATCATCGCTACTGCTGCATGATGTGAATGATGCTCCTGCAAGAAGTATCATTGCTGCTAATAATACCTTCTTCATAATCCTTATATATAATAATGTTATACCTCGATTCCGTTATCTGCAAGAATCTTCCTGAGAAGACGAATCTCGCTGTCTTTTGACCTTATTATTTCATCCTTGGCATTGATGATCTGAATGAGCTGAGCATTCTTCTCTTTAAACGAATCCTCTTCCCGATCCTTAGCGCGGTCTGTTCCCGTAGTTAAGTTTTGACTATTGTCACCAACGTTCCCGGCATTTATCAGCTGCGCCATCGGTATGCCGTGCTTAAACGCCTCGTTGATGGACTCTTCTATCTTCTGATGCGTTTCGCCTAGCTGAATTACCATATTTCCATTCATACTACCGCTTCCATACTTTAGCCAGCTATAGCTAACCCCAAGAGAATTACATATTTTACTAATCGTTCCCTCGGATATTGAAAGCTTTCCGCTTCTCATCTTGCCGATGTTGTTGGTTCCTGTAGCCTTCATAAAGGCATTCTCACTCATCTTCTTAATCTTGATGAGGTAATCTAACCTTTCTTGTACCGAATTTAATGTTCCCATAATGCTTCTTAGTTTTATATTTGCAACTAAATCGACTCGAAACGTTAAAATTCGGTAATATACCGAAGTATTTTACCGAAACATTAGGTACTTTACCGAAGATTTTATACCTTTGCACTCGTTAACGGTCGAGTAACCAACAAAGCCGTTACAAACGGAGGCTTGTGCGACCGAAAGTACGTACTTTACATTGACACTGCAAATATACGACTTTTTTCGCACAACTCCAAATTTTTAATGAATTATTTAAGTAACAAAGATGAAAAAAGTTGCAAGAATAACAAAACAGGACATATTGGGCATCAAACCAGGAAAATTTGAAGTCTTCCTGCTTGAGTCCGCAAGAGCAGTTCGGTCGGCAGTAACATACGCCTATCAGCTTACTCAATACGAAGATTTGCCGAAGGGCGTTCTTAAATACTCAACCTCGGCAGATTACAAGAACCATACGGCGATTATTACCGCTGTTCCGGTTGAGTAGTAAACTTTAAAAGATTAAAGTATGGAGGAAATTATAAAACTCGGAAGAACCGATACAATGACATCTCTCGAAATTGCAGAGATAACCGGGAAAAAGCATGCTCATGTGATGCGTGACATTCGCTTTTTGATATTTCAGGGAGTTAGCGGATCCAACTTTGGATTGGTTAAATATAAAGATAAAAAAGGAGAGTTGAGGCCAATGTATGAGCTAACACCAAAGGGTTGCTTGATTTTGGCGAGTGGCTATGACGCTTTACTTCGTGAGAAAATCATAAATAAGCTTGAAGAACTTGAGAAGAAGAATCGCCCGGAACAGTATCAGGTACCTCAGTCTTTCTCCGAGGCTCTTATGCTTGCAGCAAAGCAGCAGGAGAAGATAGAACAACAACAGCTTGCTCTAGAATCGAAGAACAAAGAGATTGTACAGCTCTCTGCCACAATCACCGAGATGCAGCCAAAGGTTAGCTATGTTGATGCAATCCTTTCGTGCAAGGAGACCGTTACGACGACACAGATTGCTCAGGACTACGGTCAATCAGCAAAAGCGTTCAATATCTTGCTGAGAAACTTCGGCGTTCAACATAAAGTTGGCGGTCAGTGGATTCTATACGCAAAGTATCTCCCTTGTGGCTATGTCCAGTCAGAAACAGTTTCTATCACTCATCGTGATGGTAGTGTAGGCTCAGTAATGCACACAAAGTGGACTCAGAAAGGAAGATTATTCTTGTATAATGAGTTAAAGAAACATGAAATTCTTCCATTAATCGAAAAATAAGCCTATGCCTCGCAAGAAAGTATCAGTAGAGCCTGTCGAAAAGATATGGCTCTCAACAAAAGAGTTTGCCGAGTATATCGGCATGAGTACAGGTTATATACACGACTTAAGAAAGAGCGGTCAGATCCATCATTATATGATAGGTAACACCGCATTCTTCAAAAAGTCCGATATAGATGAGCTCATTGAAGAACATAAAGTATGCTGAAATATTGGTATGGTTAAAGTTATAGATTTGTTTCATTTGCTCGTGAGAGCATGATTGTTAGTTATTAGTTTTTTGTTTACGTCTACAGCGGTAGACACTTTGGGGCGATGTCTGTTCGTTTAGCTTCTTTCGCCCCAATCAGACTGAGTAGCTCAGTTGGATAGAGCATCGTTTTCCTAAAACGAGGGTCGAAGGGTCCGAGTCCCTCCTCAGTCACACTCTTTTTTTAGTTCCGTTTAGTAGTTGAATTCCTCTCTGACGGCGCAAAGGTAAGTCCTTATACCTTATAAAGTAGGTCGTTCGGGCAGCGACAATCTTGCGTCAGATGAGAGTTTCATTGAGCGGACATGGAAGATTGTTCTTTGACATATTGATGCACAGAAATAGTATGCGTGTAAAAGAAGTAACTGGAGAGCATCAATGGATGCCGTGACCTGGCGAAAGGACGCACGACATACGAAAATCCAGCTAATCTGCATCAAGTAAGCAGACGGACTACACCGGAACGAAGAATTGTCGGTGCAAGCACTGGTGAAAACGTTGCAGTCTGGTGAGCAGGAAAAGCTCTGAAAATCCAAATGAAGTGAGAATTGCTCATTCATGATAAAAATCAAAGAGGAGACTGGTGTAATTGGAAGCACAGCGACAACTAGATGATACCGTTCTTATCGTCGTGAGATGGGGGTTCGAGTCCTCCGTCTCCTCCAAAAGTATAATTCATTGTATTCAAATTTATTCAGTTTACATGCAGCTCGTCTGTGAAGATAGGCTGCACACATCGCAGGTTGGAGCAGTTGGTAGCTCGCTAGGTTCATATCCTAGAGGTCACAGATTCGAGTTCTGTACCTGCCACAAATGTTTTCATATACTTTAAATTAAAATTGAGGTGAAAGTTTTTTCTTTGCGTATCTGGTCTGAGAAGATAGGGTACGTCTATCCCTTTTAATAGATTATTTTTTATTTTCTGAGGAGAGTAGCTCAGTAGTAGAGCGCCAGGGGAAGTGTCCTTGGAGGTCGATGGTGCGAATCCATCCTCTCAGACCAATTTTCTTTCGTTTTTCAAGATTTTTTGATTGGTTAACTTATGCGTCGCCCAGTAGCTCAACTGCATAGAGCCGCGGTTCTTTCCGCGAGGTTGGGAGTTGGAGTCTCCCCTGGGCTTCACAAGTAGGTAAATTTCTAAATGTTTTTGATTTAGCTGACAGCGGTCAGCACACTCTTATAAATTATACATATTTTTAAAATATTAAATCCTCTTGCCTGTGAAGGTAGGAGGCACAAGCCGCATTAGCTCAGTTGGTCAGAGCAGTCTAAGGTACTGACAGGTCGTAGGTTCGAGTCCTGCATGTGGCTCACTTAATTGTGAGTGCCATAAATTTACAGTTTTTGATTATCTTTGGGAGTGAGGGTGTCTATTGTCCCTCCTCCCTTTAACATTGACTTCTACTCCATCTCACAATAACCACGTGCAATCACCTCTCCTGCCTTGCGTGGTTGGCTAAACGGAGAGGTTTTATATAGATGAAAGTTAAAAATACAATAAGAATCAGTAAGGAAAATATTAATGCTCTTCGGAATCTGGAATGCGTTGAAAGCATAGAACAGAACGGAAGGGATATTACTGTTCGACTTAAACCGGAATATACGGATGGTAAGCTCGAAGCCCGAAAGGGTGAATATCTTATTCAGTGGGGTAACAAAATGTGGCAGAGATATGGCTCTGAGGCTATCAATCTGCTTTTCAAAAATCCCGGAGCGGATGCCGGCAAGACATGGGACGCGTAGGTTCAAAGAAGTATTACGCTCCTGACGGGAACGAATACGATTCAAGAGAGGAGTATCTGTACTTGCATACCATCCTCGATGATCCTGGCATAAGCTGCATACACAGGCAGGTAACCATCACGGCAATCAATCCGGTATGGATGCTGAGACCAAAGCAGCTTAAGACAAAGGTCAAGTATGAGAGAAGGCCATTGCTTTACGGGCATAACTATACTGCCGACTTCGTTTACCGGGAAGGCGATAAGATTGTGATATGCGATGTCAAGAGCCTCTACACATCAAAGCTCAGAGAGTTCTCGATAACTACAAAGGCTGTTGTGGCAAGACTTATCGCTCACAATAGGAAACGTCATAACGGCGAGTCTGTTGTGATATTCCGAAAGGCTATCAAGGTTAAGAAGAATGAGTGGAAAATCGTTGATTATCCACCGTCCGACTGTACTATTATATAATAAGGTATAAAATAAGGAAATATGGTTATCATTTTCAATAGTCTCATAGCCACAGTAGCTATGTTCGCTGCATGCGCATTCGTCGCACATCTCCTTGGTTGGGATAAGGAAGACTAGTAGTTTAATTCTAAATATTTTAAATTATGGACAAAGACAAAATTATCGTCAGTGTAGTAATTGACAAGCAGGCTCTTGTTGACAGAGCATTCGACATCTCGAAGAATCCTTCTGAGTTCAATGAAATCAAGAAGGTTATCGACGGCAAAAACCAGTTTACTCGTGATATCGATGAGATTGATGATGAAGGCAAGAAGGAGAATAATACGAACCTTTTCGCCGGCATCGCATTGGACTTCATCCTCTGTGACAACCAGGAACTGGGAATCACCAAGCGTTTAAACGCGCTTGAGGACAAGAAGAACTCTTTCCTCGCTAAGATGAAAAAGCTCGACGAACTCCAGAAAAAAGCGAAAAACGGAGAGGTGCATGGCGTTGAAGGTTTCCGTGAGTTGTTGAAAATAATGGAGGAGGACGTGTAATGGGTGTAGTATCAAAGTACGGAAACCTGTATGATGTAAAGAAGAACATCATCTGCCACGCTCCTGTCACTTCTTCACATTTCGAAAGTATTTTGAAGAAGGGCAATGTGCTTCCTATGATGACAGGCGTAACAACTCCTAAATTGTTCGGTATCCACGCATCAAAGAAGTTCAAGCGTGGACGCTGGCGCCGAGTATTAACACATTAATTCGTATAACAATGAGAGCAAAATCAGGTTCTTGGTTCGAAACCAAGATTAAGTATCAGAAAACTCAGGAAGACGGTTCAGAAAAGGTCGTTAGCGAGTGCTACATCGTTGAAGCTCTGTCTTGTACAGGTGCAGAAGCTTCTATCATCGAAGAAATGGCTGTCTATTCTAGTGGTGACATGAACGTCCCTAGCACAAAGGAGGCGAATTTCAAAGAGGTTTTCTTCTCTGACAATAGTGAAGATGACAAATGGTACGCAGCAAAGCTCCAATTCATCACGATTGATGAAAAGAGTGAGAAGGAGAAGCGTAGTAATGTCAATTACCTCGTCCAGGCCAAGTCGCTTGCCCGTGCTCTTCGTTATGTTGATGAGGTGATGGGGAAGACAATGATCGACTACGATATCGTTGGCCTTAACGAGACTAAGGTCATGGATGTCTTCGAGCATGTAGCTCCATCTTCTTCTGAGTCTAAAGAAAATGAAGAATGACAGAAGTAGATAACAGAATAGCAAGAATGCCCGCCAAGATGGCCTTTGCTGTACTTGACTTGCGTAAGGTACATGCGTGCCTCATGGAACTTCCACGGAGCAAGTCACTACAGCTGGCCAAAAAGGCGGCATACCTCAACTATATCGAAGGTGAGGGCAGAAAACTCGGTAAGATTCCACTTCACTACGATTACGTCAACGAAAAAGGTGATGTGGCGACCGTGGAAACTTACTTCAGATATTTAGATAGAGTTCATTAATTTTAAAATCTATACAAATGGATATAGAGCAGTTAAACAAAACGCCTCATAATCAAATTTGCGATTTGGCAAGAGACAGATTCATCGAGGTGTACAATCAGAAGTTCGGAGAGGGCGGAGAAGTATTTTTCGAAGAGCAGAAGGCATTCTTCAACGAAGAACTTCTCAATGGCTCGTTCAAGGGCTATCTTGAAAAAGCCCCGTCACTGAATATTCATGATGCCTTCATGAACCTGGCAATTAACGGATTGTCTCTCGAAAAGGGAACTACGACACTCTGTTACCTCATGGGTTACAGTAACTACGACAAGAATACCAGACAAACGAATTATACGGCCAAGATCACCTATACTGGATATGGCGAGATTCTTCTTCGCCAGCGAGCCGGTCAGATTGTTCGTTGTGACAATCCTGTCGTAGTTTACAATTGTGACGATTTTCGTTTCGGTGAACGAGACGGTCATAAGTACGTTGATTACGCAAAGACTTATCCTCGACCTGAAAATTCATACATCGTTGCTTGTTACGTGAAGATTATTCTTCCGAATAATGCCTACGATTACTTCGTTCTTGACCGCGAAGGTATCGACCGTCTCCGTACGTATTCGGAGAAGTTCGGAGGTAAAGACCACAAAGCCAACGCTCTTTACGGCGGAAACTATGTCGGGAACGATGGTAGAACGTATTTCAGAGATATCGACACAGGCTTCCTTATCTCGAAGACATGCAAGCATGCGTTCAAGGGCTATCCTAAACTGAAGGTTGGTCTTGGCGCTCTTTTGCAGGCCGACATCGATATGCAGACTCAGCAGAAACCGTCTCAGGAAGCCTTTGGCGCCGGAGATACCGCACCGGAAGACAAAGGCGTCAAGGTAAAGGTTGACAGTGATTCACCATTTTAAAATTGTTATATATGGCAGAAAATACAGAATTGCAGTTGGTACAACAACAAGCCAACAATATTACAAGACAGATTGCAACGCTAAAATCTGATACGGAAAATGCGGTGCAAGCCAACAGGAAATCTTATGAGGCATGCGTGAATGCAGGTGAGTCTCTGTTGTTTGATATTGGCGTTTCCGGAATGAACGATGCTCTTGACGAGAGAGCCGCTGAGTTTATCAAGAAAGCTAAACTGACAGAGAAAGCAATGACGGAGAAACGTAAGGGTGTTACCCAAGTGTTCGATATTGTCCGTAAGGGTTTTACTATGATGGAGAACCTTATCTCTATCAAGAACACCGATTCTGTTGTCTATAAGATTCAGGAGAAGCGCAACGAGTATGCGGCATACAAGCTTGAACAGCAGCGTAAGGCTGAGCAGGAACGCATGCGCCAGGAGCGCATCAAGGAGGCCAAGATTAAGTTGAAGACTGATACGATTGATATTTTGAACAATCTCCTTACAGAGCATTCTTCTGCTGCTATCAACTCACTTAATAATACGTTCTCTCTTCTCACCCTTGATAACAAGGATGAAGTTAAGAAACGTATTGCAGAGTGTTCTGATGTTCTTGACCTCGGACATCTTTTCGTTAATAACAAGCCTTCATACTCTTCCGAAATTGATGAGAATGATGCCAAGGAGATTATGAATGGAGCCTACAAGGATGTTTCCGCTTCTCTTCTTTCATCTTATAAGCAGACCGTAAATGCTACGCGTGATGAGCTTCTTATGAAGTTTGATTCTAAGATTGCTGAACTTCTTGAAATCAAGAAGGCTGAGGAAGAGCGCAAACGCAAGGAAGAAGAAGCACGTAAGGCTGAGGAAGAGCGTAAACGCAAGGAAGAAGAAGCCCGAAAGGCTGCCGAGGAAGAACGCAAGAAGCAGGAGGAGATTCAGCGTGTCAAGGATGAGGAAGAGCGTAAGCGCAAGGAGGCAGAGCTGAAAGCTGCTGAGGCTGAACGCAAGGCCAAGGAAGCAGAGCTGAAAGCTGCCGAGGAAGAGCGTAAGCGTAAAGAGGCGGAAGCTGCCGCTGCTGAGGCTGAACGCAAGGCCAAGGAAGAGGCTATCCGAAAGGCTGATGAAGCCGCAAAGGAAGAGCAGCAGAGAAAGCTTGCGGCTGAGCAGGAGAAGCGTGATGCAGAGAATGCTGCACAGCACGCTACTGCACAGGCTCAGTCGCTCTTTGCCCAGACTTCCGTTGGAGAAACCGGCAAGCAGAAAATCAAGGTAACAAAACGTCTTGTTGTTACCGACAAGAATGCCTGGCTCGACATCATCCAGCAGTGGTGGACGATCGAAGGCTCAAAGATGGCTCCTGATAAGCTTGCTTCTAAGTTGGAATTCATGCGTAAGGCTTGCGAGAAACACGCAAACAGCGAAGAAGAGTATATCGTTTCTCCTTATATTAAATATGAGGATGAGGTAACGGCTAAGTAATATGGCAGAACAACCGTTTGACCCTTATTATTCTCGTGGTGAGGTCTCCAATTCGGACCTCACTGCGTTGAAATTTGCCCTGAACCCGCAGCTCAACTTCGTAAAGGAAGAGGACAAGAGAAAGGCTTTCCATCTCGGAACTCTCGTTGACGCTCTCGTTACCGAACCGGAAAAGTGCAATCATTACGCCATGACGGTCGATGACGAGAAATATACGGAGAAGGATTGGAAATGGGGTCTAGACCGGCTTGCTGTCCTGAAGAAACAGGCAACGAAGGATAGATTCCTTGATTTCGTCCTGAAGAATGCGGTCGGTCAGAAAACATTCATCAATCCGCACATGAAGATGGAATACCAGGGCTTCGAGTTCGAGCTTCCGGTACGCTGCAAGTTCGACTGGTGGCTCGGCGAGTTCGGCGGTGATTTGAAGACCACCGCAGCTACGTCACAGGAACAATTTGAGGCTCAGATCGATTTCGTAGATTGGGATAGAAGCCGTGCATGGTATATGGACCTTACGCACAGTATAGACCCAAGATACGGAAACCAGGACTTTATCTTTGCGGTCTCCAAGACCAAGAAGAAAGTATTCTATAAGAAGATTGAACGTGGTGACGAGTTGTATTTGCGTGGTAGGGAGAAGGCTCTTGAATGGGCTTTCAGAATGTGGTGTTTATTATAATTATTATTATGTCAGATAAACCAAAATTATACGATTATCAAGAAGAGGGTGTACGCATGGAACTTGCCATGAAGCGCTGTATCAATGGCGATGACATGGGAACCGGAAAACAGCAGTCTGTTGATTGTATCGTAAAGACTCCAATTGGTGACAAAAGAATTGGAGACATTCGTATTAATGATGTTGTCTTTGGTCGAGACGGAAAACCTTACGTAGTTACGGGAGTTTTCCCACAAGGTGTTAAGCCTATGTATAAGGTAACATTCTCTGATGGTGTTAGTACCGAAGCTGGTATGAAACATCTTTGGACTGTCCGTGATGACAACAGAAGGCGTAGAGGAAATGGTTGGACTGTCAAGACAACATCTGAACTCGTTGAATTAGGGTTATTCCGAAAGGAAAACAAATGGACTAAGGCTAATGGTTTACCACCATGCAAATGGGAAATTCCGATGTGTGAAGCTGTCGAATACAACGAAAAAGAGTACCTTATACATCCGTATATTTTAGGTATTCTAATCGGTGATGGCTCAACAAAGGATGGTGCTGTCTTTTCTAATCCAGACATGGATTGTGATATACACGAAAGGGTTCGCGAGCTTTTGCCCGATGGATATTGCATGACAGAGGATAGAAGTTCGGCATGTCCGCGCTATCGGATAACTTACCAACAAGCCCACGTAAACCCATTTATTACAGATATAAAGCGGCTTGGTCTTAACGTGTTATCAAAGGATAAGTTTATTCCAGATACTTATCTGTTTGGAAGTGTTCGGCAGAGAAAGGAGCTTTTGTATGGACTTATGGATACAGATGGTAGTGTAACTAATCATAATAGGGTTCGTTATAGTACTTATAGTGAGAAACTTGCAATCTGTATACAAGAGTTGGTTCATTCGCTCGGAGGTCAAGCGATAGTGAGAAAAAATATAAGAAACAGAAGAGGAAAAATTGAGGTCGAGTTTGATGTAAATATCAGAACTCCATTCAATCCTTTCTATACCTACAGAAAACATAGCTCTTACCGTATTAAGTCAAAAGTGTTTCCTGTAAGGAAAATAAAGTCTGTTGATTATATAGGGGAGAAAGAAGCTGTCTGTATTATGGTTGACAACCCGGAACATACCTATCTCACTGATAGTTTCATTGTTACCCACAACACAGTTCAGTCTATCGTCGCCATTGAACGTGCAAAGGCAACTCCTTGCCTTGTTGTTTGCCCTGCCGCACTTAAGGTTAATTGGGAACGAGAGATAAAGAAGTTTACGAACCTCCGGCCTCTCATTCTTACCGATTCCGTCAATGCGACATACGGATATCATCTTACTAAGATGAACCTGTATGATGTAGTGATATGCAATTATGAATCGCTTGCAAAATACTTTGTCGTAAGCCTCGGGCCAAAGCCGTTACGACTGAACAACTTCCTGTTCCGTGATGAACTGAAGATTATCAAGTCCGTGATTATCGACGAGTCTGCAAGAGTCAAGGATCCGTCCACAAGGCAGTCTAAAATCATCATGGGATTGTGCCAGGGTAAGGAGTATATCTATGAGCTTACAGGTACGCCCGTTGTAAATCACGCAACAGACCTGGCCTGCCAGCTTGCTATCCTCGGTCGTCTGAACGACGAGTTCGGAGGTTTTGGTGAGTTCTGCAACAGGTACGGTGAGAATGAGAATCTTGAAGAGCTTAATCGGAAGATACACGAAACATGTTACTTCCGCAGAGAGAAGAAAGATGTCCTCAAGGATTTGCCGGATCTGACCAGGACAACCATCAGTGTTGCCCTCGACCCAGAGACACAGGAAGAGTACGATACCTGCCAGAAAGACCTGCTCACGTTCCTTCTCGAATACAAGAGCTGCTCCGAGGAAGAGGCTAGGAAAAAGCTTAGAATGAAGGCTCTTGTCAGGTTTATGAACCTTCGCTCGATATCCGGGCGAGGGAAGATGAAGGCGACGATAGAGTTCCTTCATGATACCGAAGAACAGATAATCGTGTTCGCCGAGCATCGTGATGTCGTTAGTGCAATCAAGAAAGAGTTTCCTGACGAGGTTTGCACCGTAACCGGCTCTGATAGTCAGCAGCAGAAACAATGGGCTATTGATTCTTTTCAGGCTAGGAAAAAGAGAATCATCATCTGCTCCATCAAGGCGGCCGGCGTAGGTCTTACGCTTACGGCTTCTTCCAACGTGGTGTTCGTCGAACTCCCGTGGACGATGGCAGACTTGTCGCAGTGTGAATGCCGTGCCTATCGTAACGGTCAGAAGAATGCGGTTACATCGTGGATTCTTATGGGCGCAAATACCATCGACGGCTATCTTTATAGCTTGATTATGCAGAAAGGCTCAATAGCATCAAAGGTTACAGGCGAACAGGACTCCGCTATCAAGGATGCAGCCTACTTTGATGAGTTGGCCGATTTGGTTTTACAAAATTCTTTAAATAAAAAATAATGGAAATTCAAGGAAAAGTTATTGCCGTTTTACCTGAAAGAAGCGGCGTCTCTGCAAGAGGTGAGTGGAAGTCTCAGACTTATGTGATAGAAACACAAGAGCAATATCCTAAGAAGATGGCTTTTGATGTTTTTGGCGCGGATAGAATTGCTAGTTTTGGCATTCATTCCGGTGAGGTTATTAACGTTAGCTTTGATATTGATGCACATGAATATCAGGGCAGATATTTTAATCAGATTCGTGCTTGGAATGTTACTAAGGTGTCACAACAAGCTGCTGCACAAGCACCAGCAGGTGTAGCACAGCCATCTGCACCTTATACCCCACCTGCACAACCGCAGCAACCACAATCTGGTGCTCCATCTTCTGATGCACAGTCTTCTGATGATTTACCCTTCTAGTGTAGAATTAATCAAACGAGCATTCAACGCTTATGTGGTTCAACCTGAAAAATGTGTTTGAACTGGAAACGTTTAGGACAAAAGTAGCCAAGTTGGAGAGCAAAGGCGCTATGGTAGAGTTAAAAGAGAAACGTGGACGTTCTTTAAATCAGAACGCATACCTTCATTTACTTCTATCTGCATTCGGCCTCCAATACGGCTACACTCTGGACGAAGTTAAGACGCATTTCTACAAGTTAGTAGTGAATAAAGATATGTTCCTCAGAGAAGGGATTGATAAATTCACGGGAGAATGCTATAAGTATCTCCGTTCTTCTGCCGACCTTACGAAAGACGAAATGAGCAAATCAATTTCTGATTTCAAAGTATGGGCAAAAGAGGAAGCTGGATTTGATTTTCCTGATTCTGATGAATATATCGCACTACTGCATATTCAGCATGATATAGAAAGACAACAAAATTACATACAATAGCTTATGATGTTACCAACTAATATACGTCAGAAGTCTAGCGAGTTGTTTCCTAATGACGCAGAGAAACAGAAAATCTTTTGTATGGGTGCTGCGTTCTCGTTAGGCAACGATTTATCAGACTTTGAGGAAGAAGTGCAACCGGAGGAGATTTACCCTTGCCAAGAAGCTCTCGATATGTGGCTTGCATACAAGAAAGAGAAACGGCAGAAATATCAACCTCGTGGTCTTGCGGCTCTTAAAAAGAAGCTTTTAAAGATGTCGAGCGGAAATCCAGAATACGCAAAGGTTATCGTTGAGCATTCTATGGGAAACAACTATTCCGGGTTGTACGCTCCTAAAAACAATGGTGTAAACAGTTATGAACAACAGCAACGAACTTTCAACAAAATTAGTTCAATCCTTGCCGACTGAATGTAGCCAAGCGGTAGCAAAATATGGCAAACAATATGCGCTATTTTTGGATAAATATCCTACCCTGCAAAATCGGACAGATGCAATCACATCTGTATATGATTCTGTAGCTAGAGGCGGTATGTCGTTTGTTAGTATTGATAAGTACTTCAAAGAGGGTGCAAGCGAGTTTTGGATTAAGATAATGCTCATTGACTTGTTTATGGTTATTGGTGCTATTGATTCGACTACTCCTTATCAGTTCAAAGCTATGGCGCAGCGTATCAGACAAGAATACTATCACCTTACGCCTAGTGAACTTACTAGATTCTTTTATGAGTTTTCTATGGGCGAGTATGGCGAAATCTATGTAGGAAAGACAGTAAATCCTCAAAAACTTTTTATTGCTCTCGAAAAATACATGTGTAAGCTTTATGAAAAGAGAGCTGAAATTGATTCTCAGAAGTTAGCTGAGAAACAGAAAAAAGAATATGAGGAATCTAGAAGAAATGCAATATCCTACGAAGAACATTGCCGCTTAAAGGGTGTTGATATTGAAAAATCACCTCTTGAAAAGCTAAAGAGAAAACTTGAAAAAGAATCAAAACGAGACAGAAATGGCAGACGTAAGCAAAATGGCAGAGGAATGGCTCAATGAACATCCTGATGCGACAAAGAAAGAAATATGGATGGCCGGTTATTGGCAATCTACCGATAACTGGTGCAACCGGACCAAGTAAATTTTAGAATTATGACACAGAAAGAACGTATCGAGAATGCTACCACAAAGCAAGCGGTAGTGTTCATCTGGATCTATTCCTGGGTTATTGTGAGAAACCTGGGAAGAGCAATCAACAAGGCAGTACACAAGCTGCCTTGGTTGTTCATCGTGGTAACGGTAGTAATATCATTTATCGTTAGCTTTATCTTTATCTCTAAGGCTAGGGCAGAACGAGATAGCTACAATCAAAAACTAGTTCACGCAACACAGCAGCTTGATAGCTATATGGCTGCATACGGAAACATTAAATCAAAGTAAATATGAAGAAATACAAACATACAATAGTGATGATCCTGCTTGTTATCGCAGCAATTATCGCAGGCTACGGATTTATCTGTTTCATGGTTGAACACATTTTCCTTTCGCTTCTGATGCTGTTCTGTATCAGCTGCGCATTGGCAGTAGAGAAGGAGGTGTAGGGATGTCGGCATATAATTTCACACCGAAAGGGGCATTCTTCATCAACTACAAGGAGCCTGACAGGGAAACCGTAGACCATATCACTTCTCTCTATTACCTCATTATCGGTTCTCTCGCTACAATCACACAGACGGCAATTAAAGATTTGCACGACAATCTCAGTGAGAGGAAGGACCTGTTTAAGCATGAGCTTAAGTATCGCATAAAGGAGGCATTCTCCCGTTCTGAGGCTCTTATCGGTATATTCAAGAAGTATACTACCGAGATTTCACAGTATGAACTCTGGCTTGATATTACAGATAGCATGGAGGAAGACCTGAAGATTGACATACAGAGACTCTTCTATACGACCGATAACATTCTTCTGAAGAACAACATCAAGGAACACAAGCTTCAGGCGTATGCATGCGTAGCCTACAACCTGTCAATCATGCTGCACGATATGTGTACGAAGTTTGATGACGTTATGAGTGAACGTGGCATCAGTTCCGGCAGCATAAGACCTTGCGGAGAATTCATACAGTCTATGTATGGTATGTATGCCTCGATGAGAGAGGTTGCCAGGATCCTCATACCGGACAAGGATGCTGAATACTTCAAGGAAGGCGGTCAGATTTACAGGGCTTTGCAGGTGGTTGCAATGAAGGTATGCAATCCGGAAAGGATAGACAACGCTGCCGACGAAGGACTGAAGCTTAATGGCGTTGACTATCATGGTGAAGAACACCAGAATAACGCATTCCTCCCTTGGAACGGCATCCAGGTTAACTTCCTGTCACGCAACTTCGATAAAATGTCTGATGAAGAGCTCGCAAAGGCTCTAGGACGATCTGTTGGCGCAGTAAAGGCAAAAATGAGACAACTTAAACTAAAAAGAACAGAATAGTATGAGTGGAGGCGCATTTGATTATGCTCAGTACAGAATTGCTGACATATACACGGAAATAGAGGATGAAATCTACGGACATTCTCTTGATGATGAATTTGACGTAAATCGGTATATTGAAGATCATTGGTTAGAGGATTCCGAGAAAGAATACGTTCGTAAGCATCATCATACAATACCTAATCGTAGCGAGTATTCTAAGGAAACTATCAAGGAGTTCAAGAAAGGTATAGCTCTACTAAAGAAAGCCGAGGTTTACGCACAGCGCATTGACTGGTTACTTAGTGGCGATGATGGCGAAGATAGCTTTCATAAGCGTTTGAAACACGACTTGGAAGAATTAAAACGTAAAAAACAATAGCTTATGGAAGATTTACCTATAGGTTCGGAAATCGTCTTGAAGGTGGTTGAAAGCGAGAAAGAAGAATGTAATGGCTGTTTTTTCGATGAGATAAGTAGCAATATCTATGAGAATGTTTGCGGTGATTTTAACTGTAGCGCAAGCACAAGAAAAGACGGAAAGAATGTTCAATTCAAGAGAGTGAAATAATATGGCTACAGCAAATTTTGAATAATACAACTTCCACGACACAGAATGAGCGAAAGTAAGTCAAGGCTTTATGCCCATATACCTTCTTAGCCCCAGCACAATACTGGTCGTGGAGGTCATTATAAAACTTAATAATATGATAGATAAGAAAATAGAAGAAGCCAAGGAAGAAATCTATGAAGATAGATTTCTGTTAAATGGTGAAGAAGTAGTCTTCGACAATGATACTAAAGAGGAAATGTTCTACAAAGAGGACATCAAAGAAGCTATTGGACTAGGTGCTAAGTGGGTTATCAATGAGTTTATTAAAGACTTGTGGCATGCTATTGATGAAAATCCCAAAAAGTACCATAAATGTTTGGTAGAAGTTGTGTATCATAGACCACTCAACATGACGGATGAGATAGACTATGTTACTTCGCACCTAACCAACTTTGGTTGGGATGAATCTAGTTTTAAGCGCAGCGACTATGCTATCAAGAGGTGGATATATATTGACGATTTACTGAAAGGATGCAACCATGATTAAGTCAGTTACTATGTACTCTGTCGTTTGTGACAGATGTGGAAAGACCTTCATTGAAGAGTTTAATGGCATTGCGGCTTGGGTGGACGAAGGAACTGCAAAAGAGCAAGCAATGGAAAGCGAATGGGCGGAGATTGGCGATAAGCACTACTGCCCAGACTGCTATGAGTTTGATGAAAAGTTGGATGAGTATGTTCCTAAAAAGAAAGGAGATAAGAATGAGTAGAAATTTAATGAGAATGGCGTTAATAATGGCTGCTACGGCAGCTTATGCACAAAATGATATTTTCGGGTGTTCAAGTCCTAGACTTGACGCACCAAGAGGCAATATTCCTTCTGATAAGCAGAAGTGTCAGCCAAAGGCGCAGCATGAGTTCACTATTAAGGGAGTTAAGATTATGGCAGCTTCTAAGAAGGATGCTATTAAAAAGTACAATCATCGTAAAAAGTAAAGCGTATGAAAGCAAAAGAATTAGCAGAAATATTGCTAACAAAGCCAGAAAGCGATGTTTGCATAAAAAGAAGATGTGCTACTAACATTCAAGGAGATATTGAATACTGTACGAATGGTATTAAATCAATTGGTATAGAAAATGGAAAATTCGTATTGTTTGAAAGTATCTTTTGAAACATAGACTGAAAAAATGGCACAGAAATATATTGAAGGTGATGTTGTCATGTACGACAATAAAATCATGGTTGTCAAAGAACCAAGAGACGGAAGCCACTTTGACTTGTCATGCCCACAAGAAAGATTGGTGTACTGCTTTGTAAGTATTGTGGATATTGTTCCGATTCCTATTACTCATAAAATTCTATGTAAGAACGGATGGAAAGCAAATGCTATTAAATACGATTATAGTATTAAGGATAAGCTATACTTTCGTGCATTTACAGATTATAAGACAGGAGGAGTCGTATTAGAAGTTTATACCAATATTGCTCCATCTGATAGCAATGATGTATGCCAAGATGATTTTTATCTTATGGATATTTCATACGTTCACGAACTCCAGCACCTTCTCTTTGGTTTAGGTGTTAATCACGAAATGGAGGTGTAGGTATGTTGTATGCTTTAAGATTTTTCGACACAGAAAGGTCTCTTTGGTATTTAGACTGTGTAAATCGTAGTAAGTCGTTATTGAAGAGACGTGAAAAGAAGTTTTTAAAACAAGGAAAAAAAACAATGATTTCGAAATGGTATGGAATTTAGTGTTTAACGCCTTCGGGCATAAATTTTAAAGATATGACAAAAGAAGAATTATCTAGAGCTAACAATTTAAGCGACTTTATTGAAGCTTATGGAGTAGTTATCGAAAGATATTGTAATGGTCTGAAAGCTAATGAAAACAGATTGGGGTGTGCTCTAATAGATATAAACAAGTATGCGCCAAAAGAATCTGCCGACATAAAGAATGCTATAAAAAAGGCTTTAAATAGCATTCAGAAAGAGTTTGACGAGCTTTAGTAACTAACCATCCCTTATGGGATATAAATAGATAGAATATGAAATATAGAATTACAAAAGATGAAAAAGGCTTTAGAGCATTAGTTGGTAAACAAAGCAGATTTGGTACTGAGTTTAGATACATTGAAGAAGATAAGTCTACAAATCTCTGTCGCTGTGTTCGTTATTTTGATACTCAAGAAAAAGCTATTGATGCTTGCAAGAAGCATCATGTAGCTATGGGGTACGATAAATTACCTAAAGTAATCAAAGAGTTTGAATTATAATTTACCACCCTCTCCTTGGCAACAGGGAGAGGGTAAAAAGAAGATAATATGAAAGAAGAAAAGAAAAAAATAATAGGAAATATAGCGTCTGTAATGCTACTTATAGGGGTATTTCTCCTTATAGCACCCTTACTCATAATAGCATTTGAAGCGCATCTGTTAATAGGGTTGATTCTCTTGGGGGGAGTACTCGCTATTGCCTCAATAATTACAATGGATATCTTACAAGGATAAGCAATGAACAAAGAAAAAGCAATAGTTCACATTAATAATGTTTCCAAGATGATTGGCTCAAAAAGAATAAAATTGAGTGAAGGTATGGCAATTCATATTCAAAATGAGTTAGTCTTGGCACTTAAAGAGTTGGAGGATTGACTATGACAAGAGAAGAAGCCAAAGCGTTTTATCCTATTCTGCAAGCATTTGCGGAAGGTAAAGTAATAGAGACAAGAACTGACCCAAATGTTGTTGGTAAAGGTTTGGAAGACATGAATGATTGGACAGAAATGAATGAGATTGAACACTGGAATAATATACAGTATCGTGTCAAGCCAGAGCCTACCTACCGCCCTTTCAAGGATGCTGAGGAGTGTTGGGCTGAAATGTTGGAACACCAGCCGTTTGGGTGGGTGAAGACTAAAGACAAAGGAATTAGATTGTGTATGAGTGGATTGAATCAAAAAAGTGCGTTTACACAAGTTGGTCATAAATATGATGAAGCCTTTGATGAATTCACCTTTGCCGATGGCACTCCATTTGGCGTAAAAGTGGAGGAATAGTTATGGCATGGGTAGCAAAAGATTATATCGGAGAATGGATATTCAACTGCAAGCCTGATATGTGGGCTGGTGATTGTATCGAACATAATTATTGGTTGCCACAAGATAGATATGGAGCTTATGGTTTTCAACTTCCAAAAGGTAGCATTAAAAAGCTCATCGGAAAAGAACTTACTTGGAAGGATGAGCCAGTAGAACTTAAAGAAGAGTAACATGGAAGAATTATTGAAGAGAATAGTAGATACTGCTATTCATAACTTAATTTCTGATATTAGGGTATACGTACCTCCACCTACAAGGAAGGAGAGACGTAAACGTGAAAGAGAACTTAAAAAGAAGTTCCCTCTCGATTTGACCAAGTTTATAGAATCACATGGAACTTAAATAAGAATAAGTATGCTTACATCAGACGAATTATACAAGATGGAACATTGCATTGGCTTAGATTGGAAGGAACCAAAAAGAGGTGTTTATGAAGCATTTCGCAATGGAGTGATGTATTATGATGAGCCAGATGCCTTATTTGATTCCTTATTGTCAAAAGGATATGCTAAAAGAAGCATTCAGTCTTATGGTATGGGGGCTTCTCGTGATATATATTATTATAGTGTAAACGAGGATGGGTTAAAAGAAATGGAAAAGTACTTAGGTATCAAAATTAAGATTTTAAGATAGCTTATGGAAATAGGGAATATTAAGTTCAAGGCAAAGAAAACCTTGGATGGAAAATGGATAAAAGGTGACTTGGTTCATCACAGAGATTCTGATAACGTCTGGATCACAGACTATGAGAATCAACTGACATCGCCAGTTGTTCCATTTACCGTCTGTCAGTTCACGGGCGAAAAGGATATGAACGGGAAGGAGATTTATACCGGCGACATCATATCCAACATTGAAACAGGTAGTGTTATTGAGGTGGCATGGAATGACAGACTGAAGAGGCTCGATTGTAAGTTTCTTAATACTGATACAGGTTTAAAGGTTCCATTTGGGATATTTGTATCAAGGTACAAAAGAATCGTTGTATTGAGGTCAAAATTCGATAAGGAGGAGTAGCGTATGAAGAAGATAAGTTTTAATCTCAAATATCTTATAACCAAATACGATTGGTGCTTTTATTTCATTCCAGGTTTAATCGTATGGAAGCCTTATAATGGTGTTTATGAAATTAATGTAGGCTTTCTGCTTTGGGAGTTTAATATTAGAATAAGAACTAAGAAGAAGTAACGTATGGAGAAACGAATAATTTTAGACGAACAAGATATTAACGTGTTTCACGAGGATGCCGAAGTTTTACGCTGGGTATACGACTTAATGGTGAAAGAGTATCGTATAAGTGAATACTCTAAAAACATGCCCCGCTTCTCTAGAATAATTAATAAATTAGAGCAATTATAGCGTATGAAGATTAGATTAGCAAAGAAGATAATGCGGCACAATACACCTTATTGGATATTTCGTTACCTCTGCTATAATCGCATATTATTACCAGGAGCTGGATATAAAGTCGATTTTAAAGACCACCGTATCATCAAGGCGATAAGTTTAATAAATCACTGGAATGCCCGTAGGTATATTAACGAGTTGATAAAGTCCAATAAGAAGCATCCGTTCAAGCTAAGAGATGTTCAACGTGATGCAGAAAGATTAAAGCAGTACAGCGTATGAAAGAAGAAAAATGTTGCGGTAACTGTCATTGGTTTGACAACGAAGACGCTTATGGCGTAGGATGGTGTTGTATTAATCAGCACGAATCGTCTTGCGACCAAGTATGTGATGAACATGAATTTTAAACTTTAAATATTAAAATGGAAAAGATTTTTAGACATTTCAAAGGAGGTTATTACAGATTTATTACTGAGGTCACTAATAGTGAAACTCAGGAGAAAGAAGTTGTTTATCAGGCTCTCTATGGGGAGCGCAAGGTTTGGAATCGCCCTGCTGATATGTTCTACGGAAAGGTGAATGTTGGTGGCGTGGAAATTGACAGATTCACCGAGGTTGTTGGCGTGCCAGTCTTGTTTAAAAAGACAAACGAGAACGCTATCATGCCAACGAAGGCGCACAATGATGATTTCTGCTACGACTGCTATGCGGTATCAGAAGAAGAGATTGCCCCTAATGTATGGAAGTACGGTCTTGGATTTGCTTTGCAGATTGAAAACCGCAACAAACCTGCCGACATTTCTAGGTGCTTTACGTTCCGTCCTCGTTCTTCCGTATGGAAGACTGGTATGATTCTCAGTAACTGTGAAGGCACTATCGATGATTCCTATACCGGCGAGATTTCTGCCGTATTCTATCACGTTATGCCGAATATGCCAAGATACAAGGTTGGCGATAAAATCGTGCAATTCCATCTAGAAACAAGTGACAACATCATGTTTATAGAGACGGATGAATTAAACAAAACAGAGCGTGGTGATAACGGCTACGGCTCTTCTGACAAAAAGTAATATGAACGTACTCACAGACGAACAGAAAAATTACATAAAGGAGCATCCGGATGAATCTCCATACACAATGTCTAGGAATTTCGGATGCGCTGTGCAGACTGTATACTGGTGGCTGCATAAGTTACACGGAGACTCGTTTAAGGATGCGCGGGAAAGACGCAGGAACGAAATCCATGAGTCTGTCCGCAATATGTATCCAGAAATGTCTTCGTCTGAGATTTCAAAGGTGCTCGGAATAACGAAGTCCTGCGTTGCTAATATAGCAAAATCACTTGGCGTTACTCATACCCAGGAAACGGAAGATCGACTTAGACAGAAATGTGCTCAGGCAATAGTAAGACCGGAGGTAATAGCTAAACGTTCTGAATCTCTAAAAAAGACGCTGAGGCTTGACAGGTACAGAGCAACGAATGGAATAAAACAGAAGACACGACGCAAGTTCAAAACCATTCCGAGCAGATGTCTCTGTGCAAGGAACTATCTCTGCAATAAATACAACTACTTCTACGACAAAGATTACGGAGAGCTGCTTACCGTCTTCTACGACAGTGAAACAAGAATGCTGACAGAAGATCAGCAGAAACACTACGAGACGAAGTATGGTATCAAGTTCCTCCAGGGAGCTGAAGAATAATTTCTGTGCATTATCTATATGTTTAGGGGTGGCTACACATCGCGTGCGGTCACCCCTTTTTGTTTGTATCAACTAATAACCAAATAAAAACATTAGAAAAAACTAAGAACGTTTGTGTAACTTTAATTTCCAGTATATCCAACCTAAAAATGCGAGAATGCCTATAAAAAGGCAAACTGAAGCTATCTTACCTATATTCAATAAAGCTTTATCTGTCTTTGATAGTTGCTTCTCGACATATACTTTATCTTTCGATATTTCGTTTATCACCGACATCAAGGAGTCACACTTGCTGTGATATATCGACGTGCTATCCTTGTATTCTTTGAGGCTCGAAATACTGTCTCTCAGTATCTGTACGTCTTCATGTGATATTTCGTGATATTCGTAGTGAAATCTGTCTTCTCCAACTTTGTTACCATTGGCATCATACTTGGATGCTGTGCTATCTTTGACGTGCGTCTTTTCCTTTGTGGTTGACTTCACGGATTCCTTGTGAGATGCTTTATATAACTCCAACTCTTGAATAAGCCTTGCGTTAAAGAGTGAATCCCACTTTGCCTCATTGCGCTTGTCAGTGATGTATGTCTGTTTTTCTATCACACGCTCTTTCGCCTTACATCTACAGAACATTGATAGAATCAGCATTGCTACTGCAATGGCAATTACAACCCTTGTTATCTTATCAATCAGTTTCATAAGCAAGCGAATTAATTCTGTTCAGCCAACCCTTCTTGAACTTTCTGTTCTGAGGCCTTGTCTGGCAGATACGGTCAATGAAATCTTTTCTTTCCTGCTTGATGGTATCGAACAGTTCTCTGCCGTCTATTGCGTTGATGGCGGCGATAGTCTTCGGCCCGACAATACCATCCACATCAACGCCAAGAACTCTCTGAGGAATCTTGATACCGTAGGCTCCGCTAGCCCATACCCAGTCGACGAGGATATTGGCAACGTTCTGGTCTTTAATATCATCAGCTTTCCACTTATCCCAGTAGTACTTCTTGAAGATTACACCCCATTGCACCCTGGTCATACGCTTTAAATCGTTAACCGTCTTCTTGCTGCCGAATACTGAGCGGTACGTAGCGAGAGTCACACCCATATTGGTAGCTCCGCCCAAATCATCCTTATCATTAACGAAGCCACCCTCCCACCTGAGAATGAATGGCTCAAGAATCTTATGGTTTGCCATTTTTATTTTCCTCCTCTTTTTTATCAAACTCATTGTTGAGTCTGTCAATAATCGGTTTCCAATAGCTCGGCAATGCCTTCGCAAACTCAAACCTCAGAATGTAATAAATAACCCTGAACGAGATATTCTTAGGGTATGCCTTGATAAGGTTCTTGAATGCGTTGCATATATACACATAGCAGAATATGTACGTAAGCATCTTAATCACGAATAAAGCTTTCGTACCATCGTTACAACCTAACATGATGCCGTATATCATATATACGATAGATACGTAAAGAAGCATTTCTAAAATTGCGTTTTTGAACTTCGATGCAGAAAAGTTCTTGCATCGTACAACACTCACGCCGTCAGCTCGCATACCGCAGAAAATATTGAAGCCAAATGCGATAACCAACGCCAAAACGAAGCCTTCTGTTGGCGTTGCAAAGGCAAGTATAGCTGAAAAAACAGTAACACCTATCTGCCGAATCTGTGATGAATCTAATAAATCTGTCATAATCTGTTATCCTGAATAATTAATAAAAATAAAGTTTCGGTCTCTTTCTGCAAAGATAGCAAAAAAAACCGAAACTTTATTCAGAATAACGAAAAAAATCAGATATTCAGATCATAATATGGCATTCCACCGTTTTCCAGGAAAGAAACACATTCATCGAAAATCTTACGTTCGTAATCGAGCGCATTGATTTTAGGAAACCATTTCTTTATCTTTCCGTCGTTACGTTTTACCATTTCGCCCCAAAGAACGCACCAGTCTTCTAGATTGATGTTGTCGTTCTTAACCTCATGCCAATAGTCCTTGGCTACATCTTTAGTGTGGAGCTGTCCAATAATACAGAGATGCATATTTGCCATTTCCTCGTCGTAGTGACACGATCCAATCTCTCCCTGGACCTGCTTCAGCATATCGAGCATTACGCTGTCGTTCATTCCTACTTCGCAGCAATCTGCCATGATTGTAACACAGTTCTTGATAGCCTGCATGTCATTGCTAGCTATAATGTCTTCGAATACCTTTTTCATGACCGTTATATTTTTGATGTTACTTCAGAAAATACTCTCTGATGTCGTACACACCATCCTTGTCTTGCAACCATCTTAATAGGTCGCCTTCGTCTTCTTTATTCATAAGCCGTTGATTTAAATTAAATGATAATGCAAAGATACACTTTTTGCACAAAATTAACGGAAACGATAATATTCTTGTGTTAAACTTTATAAAAAGTAACAATCTGAAAGTTCTGTTACCAAATTCTTGTTACCATTTTATCGTTTTTTGGTAACGGAAACATTGCGCTTTCAGATTATTTTCGTAACTTTGCGGCAGAATTCAAAACATTAAGATTATGAAAAAGTTAGAACCATACGAAAATCAAATGGGATACCTAGTAGGTGGCAGTAGGTTGCCATCAACTCCTGGTGAGCGAGAGTTGGAGCACAAGTGTAATCCGCACCCTAACGACTGGATAGATGGTATCTATAATTTCAACAAACTCCCTTTCGCTGTTAGAATGCAGAAAGGTCTAGTAACGCAAGCAGAGGAGGAACGAAGAAAAGGTAGATACGGCTATTTCTGTGATTTAACACCTTGTGGTTCTGATGCACCATATTTCTCAGACATGATATTAGAGCCTATAGAAAAATTCAATGCAACACACTTCCCTGACGGACGAGCAAAGAATAAGGCGGTCACCATGTAGTGAACCGCCTTGAATCTACACTATCTGTATCACCAGCCATCCGAGAAAATATCCAAGAATGCTCTTAATCTATCCATAATCGTTATACATTTTATTAATTAAACTATGTCATATTACTAACCAAAATCATCAAAGTTAGATATTTCAAAGTTAAAACTTCCTTCATCGAAAGAGTTATTTCCTCTTGCCAATACGTTTATATTAAAGCCAGCACTTGTAGCTTCTATACTTCCCAATGATACAAAAGACGACAGATTAGTAAGTGTAACAAAAAGAGATGATTCCGAATGTACCCATTTTGGGATATGTAAAATATTGAGTCCTTTGTCACCACGACTTATACTCATTTTACTACCATCAAAAGTCTTATATTGTATAGAAGCACCACCTGTAGTACCTGTAACCTTACCATAAGCCAGCACTTTCTTTTGTCTGCCGTATTTATAGTTTGTCATTAAATCAATACGATTTAAGACTATCCAACCATATATATATTTCTCTGGTTTACCATCTTTAGTTCCTGCTACATTTCCATAAGCTATAAGTTCGAGGACTTCTGTGCTAAAATACAGCTCAGTTTTTGCTATTCCATTTTCGTAGAATCGACAGCCGTTTTTTTTCGCATCTTCAGGTATTGTTAGTACTGTTTGACCATTAATAGTATTTGGTTGTCTATTCCACATACTACCTACTATACAGATTTTTCTACCGGATTGTTCTACGTCCCATGATAAGTTATGTACTGTTCCACCTCCCCACTCTTCATTCAGCATAACTATATTATCTGTATAAGGGGCTTCGAAACTATCAACAACTTGGACGAAAGGACTACGGAACGTACCAGTTAATTTAACGTTATTGACGGTAAGGTTAGATATTATCGCATTTTTTGCATCAAGGTTGTTGCCTTGTATGCCGTCTGCTACAACATCCTTAGCGTTGATGAGGTTAGCATTGAGCTTGCCATTGACGAACATACCTGCTTCCTCATATTCGGGAGTTCCATCTCTTCTTGTGAGCACTTGCACCTTATCGCCATAGAGCTTCACTTGATTTGCAGTGATTTCGATACCAGCCTTCTTCAAGGATGCCTTGTCTACCAAATCGGTCTTGCGCTCTGTGAACTCGGTCATGGTTGCACCTATCTCCAACTTAGGCTGACAGATATATACCTCGCCAGCATTATTTAGTTGGAGATACAACTTAGTCGGAACGTGTCCGTAGAATCTCATGTGACCCCAATATCGCTTGTATTCAGTAGTGAGCTGAGTAGGTATCAGAACGATAGGCGCATAGCGGCTCTTTAACGTATCAATTTCACGTACTCCTGCATTGACGGAATCTTCGCTCAAAAGATAATCTCCATCTACGCTGTTGTCGCATAGAGCATACAGACCGATGTTTGCCGTACCCTTTGCGAGGAACGAAAACATGTAATCAACACCGACCTCCAATGATGGGGAAAACGTCATAATGCTAGGGGTAGAACCAGCATTCGTATTATTGATGCGAAGGCTCATGCTATCACCATAGTATGCAAGCGAATAGTCCGCGACATTGCTTTCATTAATTGATTTAAGACTACCGCCAACTTCGAGTGTTCGAGCGTTGTCTATAATGTTGCCGCCTACATAGTCGTAATCGGAATCCGATAACGTCCAACCGCCATAGGTGTCACCCTCTTCCATCATAGGCTTACAGATATAAGCGTGGCAAGGAGGATAGTCAGTCGCACCGATTGCCTTCGGAACGTTCTTATTATTGCTCCAGAAGTTCACGGCAAGATATGGTGTCACTTTGCTTGCGTACTCTGATGTATCTGTAGTATCAACAACAAAATCTATTCTCTTCCATTCGTTTACGTTGTCAACATGATATTCCTTTCTTACCGTATCTTCACCTCTGTTCTGTTGATTGATGCTGTTCATAAAGAAGCATTCGATAACAAACGGCAAATCCTTGTTGTCACTCTTAATCCAGCAAGATATAACGTACTTCTTACCCTTCACGATAGGAATGTTTGTAACAACGCCATTCTTCTGAGTTGAATCCCAAAAAGCACCAATGTAGTTGCCATCGCCAGTTCCCGAATAGGTATCTTTGCTGTGAATGCAGTTCACACCATCAACGCCTGTATTCTTTTCGATGCGAGCCAATGAATGTATAAACACGCTGTCCTGATTGCGGAATGCACTATTCACAAGCATGTTGCGCCTGCCCGAAGTCTTTGAAAGTACCTCTAACTTAATATTCTCTGCGGTCTGCTCGATAGTAGATTCTACAGTCTTCAAGTCAGCCTTGTTTTTAAGTTCTGACGATACTGCATCATACTTATTGCTAACCTCTGTGTACTTACTAATGTACTTCTTATTATCTCTAATGAGAAAGTTAGCATAAGTATTGACGTTAACAGAAAACGGAAGGTAAGCACGATATTTAACACCATCTACAATAACAGAAACGTTCGCGCCGCCCGATGTAGCAGGAACTTTTACATCATCTATGTTTGATGATGTGATTCCACTTATCTTCACTTCTGGCTTATTGGTTGTAGTGTTAACAAGCAATGCCGCCCTACAATTATCGCCAATTTCTGCATCGTTATCCCAATCAGTCAGATATGTAAGTTGTTTGTTACCACGAAATACCTTCACCTCAGCACTCTTTTCGGCTTGTACAAGATTACCATTCTCGTCTGCATCGAACACAAGCTCTGCTGGCGAGAACACGATATTGATAGCGTCCTTGCCATCTATTCCTGGGTCACCCTGTTCGCCTTTTGCACCTTGTATCGCGCCAAAATCTACCCATTCATCCGAATTAGCTACATAGAGGTGTCCTTTAACGTTATAACCATCACCAAACTCTGCATGTTCGATAATAAAGTTCTCATACTCAAAATGACATACATAAGGTGGTAGTTCAGATGTAGGATTACTTCTATCATCTACATTAACAATATAGACATCACTATCCATTCCATCCTCATACGATGGTACAGAAGACATGTTATAGAAAAATCCGGTTGCCGTACCTTTAGGAGTGAAGGAAGTTCCGTTTGTTCCATCCTTGCCCTTGTAAGATACGCTGAATGTGGCGGTCTTGTTATTATCACTATATGCAACGATAGTCTTAGACCAAAGATAAGGCTTGCTATCCGTCTGTATTGCATTCTTTATATCTTCGACCCAACTTGTCGGTATATCCGTAGGACTTGCCGATACTTGATACAATACCTTAGTGTAGAGGATGGTAACGCTTGTACCATCCTCTGGTGCTCTAGGAATCCACGCTGAACCCCTCGCAACAAAATCTTTTTTTGCCATTTTCACACCCTTTAAATTAGACAATCATTGTCAATACCTCTTTGGCTACACTCTTAGCCTTCACGCGCCAAGCTTGCATTTCTGCAAACTCTGCTTGATGTTCCTTGCTCTCGCTTTCGAGCAGATGGTTGTTGATGATAGCCTGCATCTTATCAGCAGGATAGTGGTCACAAACGATAGCATTCACAATACCATCATAGGTGCGAGTACCGCTAACATCAACATTCTCCATTGTACACATACCATCTGGTACTATCACTTCGCCATCCTTTGATGTCTCAGCCGCCATCTTCTCAATATCAAAGAATACACGGATGATGTCACCCTCTTCACGAACAATAATACCATTTTTTGGTAATACATCTAAAACTTGAAATACCTTCATAATTTTACGTTTTTAAAATTCAACAATAATTATTCTATATCATAAGTATAGCGACCGCCAGCCTTGAAGACTTGTGTGATGTACGTCTCTTCGGGCAATATGTCCTTTTCTTTCGCCTTTATCAGCTTGCCGATTATCAAATCTGATGTCGTGCAGAACTTCTTTTTATTGCAGTCCTCATCGGCATCACGTGCATCACGATACAACACGAAACATCTGCCGCCTTTCCCTTTCACGGTGCAATCGGTTTCAAAGTCATAAATGACTATATGTGTGCGCTTCTGAGCCAAATTGGCAATCTTTTCCTCTTCTACATTGAAGATGCGCTTTCCGTTCTTACCCTCGCTGACAATATCTGTCGTTATACCATGTTTTCTAAAACTCATGCCGTTTTCTGATAATATCTTATGCCAAAGATTCTTGCATTTTCCCCACTTCATGATGCCGTTGTAAGCACCATAGAGTTCTTGTCTTCTCTTTCGTGACTTGACACGATGGAATGCTTTCGCACATTTGACTTTCGTGCGCTTCCTAACTCGCATATTATGCTTTGAAAAAGCATATCCTACGAAATCCAGGCATCTTCCATCAATGCCTTTTTCTTCATCTTTCAGTAGTGCAATATAGCTACTTGCCTTTATGCACAGACCATATTCATTACATTTCTCGTCTAATTTATTCAGAAGATACGTAGCTCTTTCCTTAGTCTCTGCAAATTGGGAATCATCGTCACAATGTCTGTGATAACCCTTTGAATGCACTGTTTGCGTCATGTATCTGTCAATCATGTGCCATACCAAATTGCCTATCAACTGACTATTGCAGCCACCGATTGTTATTCCTCGTTTACTGCCTACATAGTTCCTCTGATTCTTGCTAGCCCATTTGCAATAGCGCATCTTACGCTGATACTCTTCCTCCAACAAAGGCTCAACATCTGATTCATAATCAAGAATTGTCTTGTCTATCAGTTTCAAGAACAAATCATCATTAATGAAACGACCTAAAACGAGCAATACAACATCATGAGGTATAGATGGATAGAATTTGCGCAAATCCGACTGAACAATATATTTGAATTTCTTATATCTTCTAATCGTGCGTCTAGTTCTGATAGCACCAAAAGTCTGACCCTTGTTTGGTCTTCCTGCACTGGAATCATATATGAGCACTCGCTCAACGATAGGCTCTAATACAATCTTTATCGCATGAAAGAGAATACTCCAAGGTTCAAAGTACAGAGGAAATATTTCTCTCTTCTTTCCCTTTGAATCAATCTCCGTAGGTTTATATTCCTTTGTCGGATATTCACCTAGAATTATCATGTTCTGTATAGCATCCAAGCTCTCTTCTCTGTGAGCACGAAAGTTATTGGCATACCACACATTTTTATCATCCAACGCATCAAGCGCATCATCAGCAGCTTGATTCAATACTTCTCTTGACGCTATCTTATCTATTAGATGTCTTACCTTCTTTGTCATTAATTCAAAAATCGCTTATCTTCCTAGCCCAAGGTTTTGGTCTTTTACGACTACTTAGCCTTGCTTGCTCATAAGAGCCTTTCCGCTGATATGTTTTGGCTGATTCAGTATTCATTATACTCTACAACCAAGGTTTGAGGGACTCGCAGAGGTGACTTAGCCTACACGAAGCAGTTCCACGTCCACGATGATTAAGTTAGACGAGCCCCGTAGTTCGCATTCGCATTCGAAAAAGCGTTGTTCGAATTGACGTAAGCGAGACCGCTATTCGAACCGTTATTAGCGTTCCCACCGAACAAACAGAGCTATGCCCCTCGCCACCTATTATATTGTCACGAAAGAATTTCTTTACAAAAATCTTGAACTATTAATTTTTAATTACTTAACACTATTTTTTGACATCCTCGCATTCGGTTGCGTGAGATTGGAGGGACAAGCCCTCCAATGCGGATGTCGCTGACTTTACAAGTCAGCTCCGTTTACGTATTGCGTTTTTCCGTAATAAGCGAGACGAGCCCCGCAGTGCGCAAGCGCATTCGAAAAAGCGTAGGACGAATGGACGGAAGCGAGACCGCCATTCGAACCGCCATAAGCGCTCCCACCGAACAAACAGAGCTGTCCTGTAGCTAAATTTCTCCAGAAGTAATCGCACCAATAGTTGTTTGAGCCGCCACCTGTTGTGCTCTGTGCGATAAGGTCAAAGTGCTCACCAAGAGCCATCTTGCTTACATATCCTTCTCCGTCAATTCGCTCCAACTTGCGACAATCACCAGCAGGCTTAGTTGCAAGCTCTGCATCTGTAGGCATTCTGTTGCCCTCATAGAGGAATACTTCCTTACCTGTCTGTCCTGTATTCTCGCTCTTACCGAAGTAAATATTTTGCGTCATCTCATGTTGCCAGTTCCAACCATCCTCAATACCGAACAATGATACTCGGCTGCTGTTTACGCTTGCTGGTTTGCCAGCGGTAGCATCGGGAAGAGCATCAATAGGAATACTTCCGCATGAATCACCGAGTGTCTTGGTAGCTCCAGTTGTCAGCTTAAATGCTGTGTCCCAGAAATCACCACCCACAGAACCGCCAACACCATATCCAATCTTGTCTTGGCAGTTCGGATTACCATACTCAGATAACTGAAGCATCATCATAAGTCTGCGATGGTCATAGCAAGAAAGACCATAGTCATTACCATTCGCTCTAGCCTTTGCCCAGAACTGAGAGATTGTAAGACCGCCCTTTGGTACACGACCGCTGCGAGAAACCAACTTATCGGAAATTACATCTGCCTTGTAAGCACCAAAGCAAGGTGACTCGATATAATGACCACCGATAGGGAGTAATGATAACCACAGATACGGAATACCTGTAACCGCATCTGTCTTTACGAGATAGTACAGACGATGAGCATGGAACATGATATTACCCTTAGTTTCGTCAACTACAGTACCATCAGCGAACAATCCGCTATTGGTCTTAGACAACTTAGCCAAACGACCATCCTGTGTAAGGAGATAGCGACCTGCCGTCTCTTTGTACTGCGCCCACATATCCAAGTTACCGACACGACCCCATTCTGGGCTTGTCTTAGATGATGGAGACTGATAGATAGGAATACCCCACGCATATTGAGAGAGGTTGAGCGAACCTGTCTGTATTGAGTTCATAAAGTCCTTGACTGAGATTCTCTTGATAGAACCACCAATCTCAACCATAACACAATCAGATGCCAACATTGAGTTTACAGCACCAACTTTTGCTAAATCATTTGCCATAATTATTTTTTTTCATTTATTACTAATTAAACATATATGTTACGCCTTCAGCGTTAGTGTAGACATTTCCGTCCTTGTCGGTTGCATCTTGCAATGCATCCTTGAAGCTAGCATCATATAATACATGTATACCATCGTTGATAGTATTACCGACACCAGTTTTTTCTATATCGTACACAACAGTACCGCCGACATTCCAAAGCTTCTCCGTTGTAGCGTTATTTAACACATCAATAGCTTTTGTGAACCATTGTATATTGAATACAGATTCCGGACATTCAACCTCATTTTTATCTATTGTGATAAGAGCCTTATGCTTCTTCTGCTTATCATCATTATAGATGGCTGTCAAGTTGAGTACTTCTGCTTCGAAATCCTGATAGGTTCTTCCGAATGAAATCTGTCTCTGTGCCACCACATTATTGCCAATAAGCACTCTAATGACATAATCGCCACTATCAATAGCTCTGAGGTCAAATCCGACTTCACTTGCCGTCACTTTGATAACCTCGGAATATCCACTTGATACATCAACAAGCGAATTGGCAGAAACAACCTTAAATACCTTGATGCTATATTCTGTATTAATTTCCTTGACACCTTTGTATACATGAAGAGGGATAGTACGTTCATACTGATTTCCGTCATAACAAGCATTCCTATCGTCATTGCTGAATGTAATCAGACCATGAGCAACCTTGTAATCATACAGGGCAAGCTTATCATTGAGTGGATTGTACAGAATCTTGTCGGCATCACCGAAAGAAAGTCCATAAGTATCTTCCGTCTTGTTGAACGTGCTCAATATGAGTTCCTCTGTGTCTACTTTCAGTCTTGTCTGTAGACGATAGTCAGGGATTACTGACGAGAATGTCAGCGAGCATCGTTCCTCTCGTGAGAGATTACGCATTACCTTCAGCGCACCTCTCATACTTCCGTCTTGCAGAATCTCGTACTTGCCCTTCCATGATGCAATAGTGGTAATATCAACACCATTGACCTTCCATACCATTTCGTCAAGAATGCTATTGCATTGCTTGTTAGCCCATGAATTATCAGAAGCCCAAGCCGTTATGTCGGGATAAATCACGGTAGGTGTAATCTCTCGGTTTGGCTCATACTCACCTGTATCGGTGTTGTAGACCTGTGTCGCTGGGCTACCATCCGTAAGACAAACAAGTCTTTGGCTCACATCTAGCGGCTCATAGACTCGATTAATAAAATTATCTTTACTTCTCATAGCTTATTATCCTTTACTGGTTTCTGTTTCGGATGCGGTTGCCGCATTCTCTGTGCAAGTGACAGAACCTTCGATGTGTCCGTCCTTTTTATCCTCAAAGTACGAAGCATCAATTACGGCTACTTCCGTATCGAATGTATGCAACTGCTTAGTGTAATCGTGATTCCACAAGATATGATTCCAAGTACATGTGTAAGTACTGATGTCGACTGCTGCCGTAGTTCTGGTATTAATGACAGATGGAGTTGCCTTCACGTTTCCTGTCTTGCCCAAAGCACCTGATATGCTGTAGATAATCCTGTATATATCACCCGTATCAGCTATCTTGATAGCTGCCGTAGCGCAAGGGCTGCCTGCCGTAACGCCATTATCAACCTGATAGAACTTAGCAAGGAATAACTCTTCGCTGTCAATATCATCACGTGACACAGATAAGTTTTTGCCATCCTTACCAGTCATATACACACCATTCTTGTACCACTTACATGTATAGTTATCAATATAAGATGAACCATTAGACATTTTTGTTGTAAGTGTAGTACTCGTTACTTCCGCAGAAAGTTGTGCAGGCTTTGCAAAGATGAATCCTGTAAATGCTGATGCGGAAGAACGCTGAATGAGAATGTCAATAGTCTTTGACTGATTATAGTTAATTCCGTCAAGGTCTGCTACACCTTCATACTTCAATGTATCGTTGGAAACGTTGTCCGCACTCGCCAAGTTCTTCACAATCTTGATTGTGCCATCAGATACCTTGTACTTGAATCGTCCGAGCGTCTGTTCTGTTGCCCAACCGTCAACTGCTGTACCGAAGATGATAAGAGAGCCGTTGTAGTACCATTTGTGCTCTGTAAGCTTCAACTCACCATTCATTGCGCTAGAGCAGACTGGCTTTACCGTTGGCTGACTATCTGCATTTGTCTCCCAATTAGGGAATACGTTGCCAGGATTATCTGGGTCAACAGACTGATACAATGGATTATCACCTAATTCCAAGTAGAAATAAAGAGTATCACCATTAATGATACGTGAGATTACATTCGAACCTCTTGCTGAAAAACCACCCATATTCTGTTATCTATAAATTATTAATAAAATCCCTTACCTCACCTTCGGTCATTATATTACCACCGATGTTTGCTGCTTTTTCTTCTAAAGTATTACCTGATATGGCAGTACTGAAAGTAACCTCTTTCTCGTTCAGAATAATAAGCGAGCCTAATACCCTATGCGTGATAGGGCTGAAACCATAGTTGCTTGCTACAACTTTATCGCAAATAATATATTTCATAATCTTATCATTTAAATTGTTATACTAACTATGTGAAAGTCAGATTCTCTTGTGCGAGCTGCTTCTTATCATCACCTATAGCCGTCACCGTGAAGATTATCTTTCTTCCTTTACCGAAATCATCAACAGATACATCTTGCGAACAGATAAGTGAGATAGTTCCGTCAAAGTTCTTGACTTTATCTCTTAACAACCAAGCGGCATCACTTACGGAATCATCACTTTTCCTTTCGATTTTCCACTTCTTTACATACGGTGTCAAATCTTCGCTACCACGATATACCTTACATCTGATTTCGCCCTCTCTGCCGTAAGCGAAGCCTTGCTGAAAGTCATGTTCAAAATAAATCTCTACAGGAATTATCTCTGTCATAGCCTTCCAATAAGCGGAATCGGCAGTAGGCTCATCTGTTGTAGTCTGTCCTTCTGGAACAATACATAACCACATTGTGCCGTGCCAGCTTACTTGGTCGTAGTAGCTGTATTCCGTACCTTCCTTCCAATCTCCCAGATAGATAGGAGTCCAAATCTTCTCTCCGCTTACGTTGACTAGCTTGAAGAATTTGCTAACGATACTGACACCATCAAAGCCTACATCGAAAATAGCCTTATCTTTGAGGGAGTAGGAGTTTATACCTCTGTACATAGTGAACTTCGGTGCAGAATCTCCTTCGGTCTCCATCATCAGAAGGTGCTGTCGTGTCTTGTCACTTCTGTTGCCCATGAGCACGATGGTGTCACCTGCGGCAGGGTTGTCCGAGCCTTCCATGCAGTTCTCCTTCGCTATCTGAATCCATGCGAACTTCTTGCCGTCATAGAGTTCGTGACCTTCTGAATCAGTGATTACCTCATTCTCGGTTGATACCTTAGTGACAAGTCTCCAATAATCTTTATTACTCACGTTCTCATAGACACCAGCCTTGATGTTGAATGTCTTGCACCTAACTTGGTCATCCACCTTGAATGAGTTGATTGTTGCGGTAGTTCCATCATCAGCGAGGAGATAGCACTTCCAACCAATCAGCTCATTCGTTGTCTCGCTATATACTTCCTTGATGTAGCTTATCTTGCCAGCAGCAGGGGAGAGAACAATGTTACCTCCAACGTAGCTTAGTTCACGAATAAGCAACGTATTGAATATTGCCTTACCCCATACTATCAAGTCCGTGAGCAACATCTGATACTTACCATCGCTTCTCTGCTTGATTGCAAAGCCCGTTTGCTCTGCTTCGTTGAAATCGAGTGACTTCAAGATATTCACCAACACACTAGAGAGGATAGCGTTGCCGCTGCTGTCTATGCTATAGTTGTTGCCATCGCCAATGTTCAATCCTTTAATGAACTTCTGCACCTTCTCCCAGGTAACTGTACCTTTTGCGATGTCATCGTTTATCTTTGAGATGAAGTGTTTGCTTCCCTCTGTCGCAACCTGATTCTTGACCTGTGTAGTTGTCAAGCCTGCACCAGTTCCTCCATTTCCACTTTGAAGAGACGATATCTGCTGCTGAATCTTCTGGATAGTTCCAACCTCTTTATCCTCACGGAGAGTTATGTCGTATGTCGGTATCTTGCCATCTTCTTCCTTGATCGTGAGCTGGTCGATAGAGATGATTCCTTCGATATTGAGGTCTGTATCATTGAAGTTCATCAGGTCGCCGGCTTTAAGCGTATCGTGGAGGCTCTTGATAACTCCGGTGTCGTCTGCCTCCGCTTGGTCGTGCTGCCTTGCCATGAAAATCTCATCTACCTTAGGCTGATAGACATACCTGGTGTAGTCATTCTTGTCAATGAATGCTATGGCGTATTTGAGAAGCTTCAGAGATGCAGCATTGACATACGAATCGGGAAGGGTGATGCCGGTAAGAACGAAATGGTCTCCTTTCTTGATAGGATAGTCCTTGTATGGGAACCAAAGCTCAAGAGCATCGTCCTTGATTCGCTCGATAGTGAGTCTCCATCTTCCATCTACCTTGGTAGAGGATGCTACCTTGAACGTTCGGCCACCGCACATACCATCTTTCATGGAGATTGAGAAATCGTCGTCCGCTAAATCTTTTATATCGAAATCAACAGCTTTGCTGAGATAAATATCAACATTATTCGGACCAGGGTCGCCATCATATCGGCCGTCATCATCAGGAGCGACACCCTCGTCAATCTCATCCACGCGCACGCCACCGACAACCATTTCTTCGATTGTAGGGTAGATTTCTACGACTCCATTCGTCTTATCATCGGTATCGAAGAACTGCGATGCCGAACGAATACCAATCTGATCGATGTTGATGGAATCGATGTATGGTCTATGCGGGTCAGTAGAGAATCTGTGTTGTTTTCCGGTAGGGTTCACGTACTTCTTCTCTTCATCCGTGAGCGAATCATAGAAGTCACTCAGCGATACATGGGGAAATCCAGGCAGCATAAGCCTGTTGATTGACATATTGTTCGGGAGATTCTCTGCATATTCCTTCATGGACGAAGGAACATTTTTCTTGTTGAGGCCGGATGTGATATACATTTTCGTCTTTCCTGCCTTAACCTGAGCGATGAAAGTGTTAAGGTTTTCCCTTGACTCCTCATCTCCGCTATCTACCTGCGTTCCCCTGTATTCCGAATAGAATCTACACTTATTGGTATTGTATTTCTGTGTTACATAACCGGTAATCTCAGTCTTGAAATCAAATGTAACCTTAAGCACCCAACCAGAAGACTGCTCGCCAGTTTCTCCAGGAACAATATACTTTCTCGGATTCTTGAAATATGTCTCTATATAATCGAGGTCCAGTTCAAGTTCAACATTCGTGCTGGCTCCGACGACTTTCGTGATGTTCGCCACGTACTTGACACCGAGGTCCGCATAGTAGTGAGAAGGAAGATTCTTCTCGGAGCCATACGCTCTCAATCTCGTAACGACACTCTGGTCGGAATCAGCGTTCTGAACTATCTCATATAATCCATTACCGAGGCCATACTTGAAGATATGGTTTGCCTGTATTCCGGTAGTACCGACATATATATTCCTTCCTCTGACGATGAAGTTTATGTTCCACTTCTCGTTCACAAGCGCAAGGGCCTGCCAACAGGTCTGTGAATCCACTGTGATAGACATCGATTCGATGACGTTATCTCTTGTTCCTTCGCCGTACATTGACAGCCAGTCGCTCTCGAGGCATCCACGCTGCACGGAACGTTCCATGTTTCTAGAGTAAATCTTCCAAAGACCTGCACCAATCTGGTCGTCAAGGTTCGCCTGGATCCTATCGAGCAAATCATCCAGAGTTTGTACGTAGAATGGAAATTTCGGCAGGGTAGTGTAGTGGAGTTCATTATCATTCAATACTACATCAAGGAACTCAGCCCTAGAAAGCTCATCCTGCAATGCATTGAACTTTACGCTGTCATACACGAAGCCCTCTCCATAGGTGTCTGGTCTGGCCTGCTTATCCTTGCCCGGCTCGTAGTTGAGTTCGAACCGCTCGCCACGATAGACAATATAGTCGCCTATCTGAAAGTTGATAGGCACTTCATGCTTTAAATTGATAGCCACGAAGCACTCACCCATCCAAGAATCGGAGTATTCCAATCCATGAACGGTTATCTGCTCTTCGTTAACGTCTGTCAGCTTCGAGCCATCCTTATGATAAATATTCCAAGTACTCATGTGTCAGTATTATCCTAAATTTGAAATTCTGCCCTGTGTATCCATAATCGGATTGATATCAGTAACAGGGTCGTTAATCTTGAAAGTAATAGAGAGAATAAGCAAGTCCTCGCTGCCCGGATATCTGTATAGGTCCGGATCAATGCTCTTCAGTCTCACATGCTGCCTTCCAACCCTGTTGAAGTCGCAGTACATTTTCATCATGCCAGACATGCGGAGATAGTCAATGAAAGCCTTGCACTTATCGTTGGCTCCAAAAGCATCGCCCTTGAACAGGAACTTGACCTTATTCTCGTATGCAGCCATGTAGAGTCCATCCTTGCCGATATATTCGTCATCACCATGCTCGTCGTGCCATTCCCTTTTTATGGGTTCCTTGACGGCATCGCATGGTTTGAACGGATTCTCGCTAACATACATACCGAAGTCGGCGATGGAGTCCTTCACCTCATTCCCATCGCCTTCCTTCTGCATGTATATCCTGAAATAATCTTTCATACCTTAATTCAACTTTTTATAATTGCAAATATACGAAAAACAGAATAAATATGCAAGAAATATTCAGTTAAAAATGAATAAATATACAAAAGAGGGCACGAATATAGATCCGCGCCCCCCGATTATTACTTCATCTTCAATGATTTTGTTCCGTTAAGAACTCTGTTGAAGTTGTCGTTATACTCAACGAATATACTTTCAATCCTCTCTGCTGCATCAGCATTTCGTAACGTGTTACGAGCAATCGTATTAAGCTGCGACAACTGCGACTTCGCAATCTCGCTCATCTCTGGATAGTACTTAGCTTGTTCTGCTCTCATGACAGAGCAATAGAGCCTAATTGCGTTGAGGTATGAGGCAATCAAGTCTCCTGTTTCCTCCGTAATACTCTTAATGGAATTTCTAGAAGAAGAACTGCTATTATCTGACCATCCGTAAGTTTTCTTAAGGTAATCTCTCGTTGCCTCGATTTGCTTTGAGAGCTCATCTGTGCTGTTCTTTACGTCGGCATACTCGGCTCCTGTGTATTCTGAAATAACATTTCCGTTGGAATCCTTAATCTTGTCACCATTCTCTGCGTACCCCTGAGTCTTCTTCAGAAGAGCCTTGATTTTGTCTCCATATGTATTCTCAATCATGGAGTTCAAGATGGTCTTCTTCAGATTCCCCTCGAAATGATCAACGAGATTATCTGACGAGTTAGCCATCGTTGCCATTGCATCGCCCCAGGAAGACACCAAGTCCGAGAACTTGTTACCGGTCAGCTTCTCTGTAAGAGCCTCAATCATGTCATCTGCCTTCTCGCCATACTGAATGAGCTTTTCCAGGTAATCTCTGAAATCTGAGTCCATGTTAGCCCAAAGACCAGTGTAATCCTTCTTAATCTTCGACAATGTATCAGCGTTCATGTTGAGCATGTCTTCCATGCCGTTGAACTGGACTCCGTACTTCGAAGAGATTTCTCCGGCAACATCACGCCAGTTCTGACCATTGTACTTATATGAACCCTTCCACATTCTATATTTGATAGAGTGGGAGCCAGCTGACGCACCGGCATTGAGCCTCTTCTGCGCGATAACCTTAGTCTGCTCAATCTCCGCCTTAAGCATTTCCTGGGCTTCCTTGGATGCCTCTGTAGCCTCTGTACCCCAATGGATGTTCATGTACTCAGTCTTCTTGGAGATGAGAGAATCCCAAATTGAGGTAAGGTTATCGTACTCAGCCTTCGCTTTGTTGTAGCTGCTGTAGTCTGCACCGAATGCCTTGATGAGCGAACTTCCCACACTCAGGGCTGCTGCCGCTGCCGCTCCGTAAGGACCTGCCGCCCCGAGACCAAGAGCGCTTAAACCGCCAGATACATTGGCAGCTGCGCCAAATGCATTGGAAGCACCTCCTGCAATCTGGCCGAGGATAGAATTCTGCTCGCCAAGAGCCTCAAACAGGTTAATAACTGGATCCATGATGTTTGACAAAGCCTGCATCTTTCCCGATAGAGAAGTAATAGCCTTTGAGGAATCATTGTATGCTCCCTTCTTGCTATTCTCTAAGTCAGCATTGCTATACCATTTACCCGCTATTAGTCCTGTCTTCTTTGCCTGGGCATCCGAGATGTTGATTCCGGAAGCACCAATCTTCCTGTTGCCCTTAAGTATCTCTCCGATTGCATTTCCTCTACGAACGCCTCCAAATATAGACGGGAGTGGATTTCTGTCAATCTGTTCGTTTCTCAGCTTATCCAATGCATCACGCAACTGCTTAACAACTTCGATCGAAAGTCCTGTAGTCCTAGAAAACTCATCGATATTGCTAATCATTGTGTTGATAGTAGCGGAAGACACCCTGTCGAGGTCATCGAAGATAGCAACCCAATCAGATTCCTGCTTGAACTGTTCAAACTGGAGCTTTGCCAAATTCTCGTTGTGAGTCTTTGTGGCTCCCTCACTGGCTCTCTCCCTCATCTGTGGGTCTTCGATGCCCTTGATGAGTTCAAGCTGTCTCTCGTATTTGCGATTCTCATCATCAATCTGCTGGGCGATGGTTGCATTCTTCTCAATCAGACTAGCCATCAGGTCGATGGTCTCCTTCTTGATTTTATTGTTCTCATCTTCCAGCTTCTTGCGTATGTCGTAAACACGAGTCTCCTCGCCGTACTTATCCTTGACATTTTCAAGACTCATTCCCTTAACCTCGTCCGTAGTCAAGTTAAGGCCGGACTGAATGTTGTCGTGCTTTACCGCAATATCGAGCTGCTCCTCCAGGAACCTCTTGTATGTATCAAACTGAACAGTTCCTCCGAAAGCTATGTTCTCTGAACCCTTCTTGTTTCCTGTCAGCTCATATATCTTCTTGTATGTCTCATACTGCTCAGATATAGTATCAAGCTGCTTATTGAGTACATTCAGTTCGTCTCTGCGCTGGTCTTCGAGAAGTTTTCGGTTTTCAGTTTGAATGCCAGCCTTCTCGTTTGCAGCATAGTCCAATCTCTCCCTTGTTGAGGCCGGGAGAGTCTTCAAGAGTTCTTTGATAGAGGTCTCATAATTGGTGTAGTCGGAGATAGGGAACCTCTTTTTATCATTGAATATAACCTCAAACTCTCCGTCATTAGCAAGCTGACCAAGAGCACCTTCTCCATAAAGCTCCTTAAACTTCTTGATTTCAGCATACATCTTCTTGTATAAGTCGATGCGCTTCCTCAAATCTTCAAGAGCCTTATCTGTCTGCGCGCCTGTTGACCTACGGCCACCGGTTTTCTTGTTTTTCTTCTTGTCGTCACCAGTAAACCATTCGCCCCAGTTATCATGATAAGCCTGCATCTTAAGTTCGTACTCCTTCTGCTTCTGTGTAAACTCATCGAGAGAAAGATTGCCCAGCGCAAGCATCTTCTTTCTGGTGTTGAGTTCCTTTTTGGCAGCAGTAATGTCCGACTCTGCGTTGCTCTTTGCTTTATCGTAGTCGTCTCCGGCATCCTTTCCCCAACTCTTGACGTACTTGTTCTTCTCATGGTAGTCGTAACCACTACCCTTGAGATTCTTTTCGAGCTGCTGAGTGAGATCCGATTCATCGTTCCTGAATACGAGATGAATGACAGCCTCGAATCTATCAGCCGCAAGCATTCGCTTCAATGCGTCTGATGCAAAAGGATAGTCTTTCTGAACCTGAGCCGCAGCATCTTTCATCATGTTTGAAACCTGGACCTTCTCTGCATCTGTCAATTCCTGGTTGTTGCGAATCTTGTCACCAATCCAAGGAAACGAAGTGTTTACTGCGTTATCGAGAGCATCCTTGAATTTATTCTCGTAGAAGCCAGTTTCAACACCCATCGCATTAAGAACGTCAGCACGGAACTGATCAGAAACATCCTGGTTCCATCCCTGCTTTGCAAAGAATGACGAAAGAATCTGGTTAGCCTTACCCTGCAACTTCGGGCTGTTGCTAATATCTCCAAGCTCATCAATGAGATAATCGCGCATGGCTTTCACCTCATCCTTATACTTTTCCTCCCAGGAGTTGAAGCTAGCGAAGTCGGATTGGGTGGCATTAATCATATTCGCCTTTGCGGATGCTGAAGAGAATGCTTCTGCTATCTCCTTTGCAGAAGACAGCTTCTCGTCGAATCCCTTGTATGTACCCTCGTCCGAAAGAGATTTCTGAGTACTCTCCTCAACCTGCTTGAGAAGAATGAGCTGTTCTTTGAGATACTTAAGTCTGTCCTCATTCGATTTCTTTTCGAGAAGGCTCATAGTGAAAGCATTCTCCTTTTCAGGAGCAATCTCCTTAAGCTTTTCCTTATATGCGTCAATGAGGTTTTCTATCTCTTTCTCATCGCCGTCCTTAATGGCTTTATCTGCATCGTTATCGCGAAGGAACTCGCCGATCTGAGTGTACCTGTCTTTCAGTTCGTCAGCCGTAGTCTCCATATCCTGTTTCAGCTGCTGATGCTTCTGCCAGTAGTATGCAAAGATTGCAGATCCGGCAGATATAGCTATTCCTGGAAGACCACCAAGAAAACCGATGATAGAACTGAATCCGGACTTCAAGCCTCCGAGAAGCAAGCCTCCTGCTGCTCCCCATTTGCTAGGGCTAGCCAATCCCTTCAGAAATCCACCAAGGGAGATTCTGTTTACCTGACCCTCCTGTTTGGTGAGAGCCATACCTTGCTTGTACATCTCCTTGGTTATCTGACCGGTAACATACAAGCGTCTTAGTTCAGCTTTTGTTATCGCATTTGCCTTTGCGAGTGCCTGGATATCCTGAATTCGAATCTGATTTTTATACTGAAGAATCTGTTTCTCTACAGGAGTTATTTTCTCACCACGCAAGAGCTTAAGTTCTGCTTCTTTCGCAATATTCCCCTTTGAGTTCAGTATTCTCTTTCCAATGCCGCCTTCCAGGATCTTAACTCCACGCATAAGAGCCGGCCCGGCGAATGCAGCAACCATAGCAGGACCCAAGACGTGAATCTGCTGCACGAGATTGGTAACAACATCAAGTATGCCCTTGAAGGTTCCACCTATAACATTCTTACCGTTAGCAAAGTCGGCAAGCATGATTTCCCAGGCATCCTTCAGTTTATTGTAGCGTCCGAGCAAAGTCTCACTCAGAACCTGCTGCATATTATAGAACTGACCACCTGCATCAGTCATCTGCCAGAAGATAGACTTTACGTCATCAAAGCTAACATCTCGGCTTGAAATTCTGGTCTTAATCTCTGATGTTGAGACATTTCGACCCTCTTGCTTAGAGTAGAACTCTGATAACTTTTCAAGCAGAGGAATACCGGCATAGGCAATCTGACGAAGCTCCTTGCCATCTAGCCAACCACGAGCCTGAACCTGACCAAACGCCAATGCGATACGGTCAAAGCTAACACCAAGACCGGAAGACATATCCGCAAGCCTCTTGGTTGTGTCATAGAGCTGGTCGTACTCAACTCCATACGCAGCCAACTGCTTAACGTCTCGGTTCAACTCAGAGAACGTAAATGGCGAATTAAGAGCAAGTTCCTTAATCTGATTGAACATTGTATTCGCATTCTGCATATCGCCAAGGATTGACTGGAGAGCAATATGCTGCTTCTCCATCTCACCACCAGTAGTGATGATGCTCATAGCGAACTGCTGTGCGCCGAACACAAGACCTCCCTGCAAGAAAAGTGACTTCAAATCCTGCACGGTTGAATTCAGTTTTCCTGCATGACTATTAGCCTTCTCGAATCCGCGAACTAAGTCGGATTGTATCCTTGCGCCTGTTTGCGCTATTTCCTGCTGGTGTTTCCTCTCTAGATCTACAGCCTTTTGTTTTTGGCTAATAGCTGATTCCATACTTCTAATAAGAGGGGAATAGTCGCTTGTTCCTCGTCCCATTGAGAATAAATCTCTTATAGAATATCCGCTAAGATTAGCCATAGCTCCTCGAAGAGTATTAAGCTCGCTTGTTGTTTGCGAAAAAGCAGCCCTTATACGAGCCAAATCTTCTGTAGATAATGTATTCTTTCCTCTACCAAACAACCCTTGCAGTTGCATTCTTTGTGCTTCAAGTTCCTTAACTCTATCACGAACGAGGGATTCTGCTTGTTTTCGAGATACTGAAATTGCTTCTCTTCTAGCCTGGTTAGTTCGCTCAGTCGCTTCTCTTAACCTATTTTCGGCAGCGATCATTTCCTCATTACGGCGTACGATAGCATTTCGCAAGTCAGAGAGCTCTCTTTCCCTGGCAGCTAGCTCTTGTGCAGCCTGTGCTTCATTTTTCATTGCGACAAAGTTACCGTGCTCGGTTGACTGTCTGTCTCGTTCCAAAATTGCGGATTTCAGTTGCTGCATTTCCCTGTAACGCTCATTAAGCTCCTGCGCCTGTTTTGATTCGTTAACAAGCGTCACGAAAGCCCCTTGAGCCTCCATTTCCTTGTCGCGTCTTAAGATGTCTTCTTTTAACTTGGCAAGTTCATTGTATCTATTTGTTAAATCAAGTGCAGCCTGTGCTTCATTTTTCATTGCGACAAAGTTACCGTGCTCGGATTGTTCCTTGTCTCTACGAAGAATGTCTGCTTTTAGTTCCGATAACTCCTTCAGCCTTTTGCTGAGATTTGCAGTTTCCTGAGCCTGAATGCCCATTTGGGCCGCTATATTTTTAAAATCCTCAGCGATTTCTTTGCTATTCTCTCTGTTAAAGTTCTTAAATAACTTCTCAGCAGACTTTCTTCCGGACTCAGTTTTTAGATCCAACTCCGAAAGTGCTTCTGAAATTTCTTTCAGTTTTGACCTAACATTGCTGTCTTTAATGTTTAAGTCAAACCACAAGTCACCTAAATTTCCACCTGCCATATCCTGAATATTTTAAAATTAGAGTTTATTGTTTAAGTAATCTGGAAGACTTATCTTCTTGCCAACAAGACTTCCTTCTTTCTTCTTTTTCTCCATCCACCTGTCGTATAGGTCATCCATCTCCTTCTTTGTGTGATTCTTTGGACCACCTTCCTTCTTGGTCTTTGGATAGACGACAAGAGGCTGGTCTGCAACCATGAGGTCAATCTGCGCCGATGAATAGCCCCACCAGTAGTCGTAGGCCGCGATGAAGTACTTACGCTGAAAGAGGAAGCCGAACTTCTCCGCTAGTGAGAAGGCTGCTCCCCAGCTGGTTCTGCTTGGATAGCTTTTGCTTCGCTCCTCGTCATCGTCATCATCACGTCCGTCATCCCGGTCGCTAATATGGTAGCCAGTGAGAATGCGTTCGATGGAATTTTTTTTTTAGAAACATCGAGGACTCTCAGCACCTCGGCCACGTCCACATCATTGATGTAGTAGAGCCAACGCCAGTAGATCCAATACAGGAATCGAATCTTCCAGATGTTGTTGAGGAGAATGCAGACACAAATCTTGACGTTGCGCTTCCATTCGTTCTTCTCCTTTGCCCTGATATGGGAACACCTGCTCATGGTTCCCTTGCGAAGCCAGCCGAGCTTGTGCTTCTTTCCTCTGAACACGAACTCGGTAGGCTCGTCGTGCAGTACGCTGTCGAGTAACTCCTGTAAGTCCACCGAAGGCTGCTCAATTTTCTTTTCTTCTGCCATGATTGTATGCTATTAAATGAAGAAGGGCGGCACGGCTGTTGATTAGCCTGCCGCCCAACGGTTTGTTATCCTGAATCTAATTACCTAAAGAAGCCTTTACTTGATTAACCGCCAATGCCTGGTCCAGCAGCAGCTGGAGCCTTAGTAAGCCAAGCGATGCTACGCTTACCTGCACCCTCGATGGAGCCGGAGAACTTGAATGCAACTGGCTCAGTACCGGAGTTGTCCCACTGCAATGTAGCGTAGAGAGCGATGTTGGTAATAACCATGAGGTTCTCCTTCTCGTCGTCAACGATAACGATAGTGCCCTTGATCTTGAACTTCTTAGGCTCAACAGCGATACCTGTAAAGCCGGTAGTAGCGTCGAGGGTAGCGTCACCTGTACCCTTCAGAGTAACTTTGGTCAGCTCAGTGATAGCATCCTCGCCGAACATAATTGTCAGCAAGTCCTTTGCCTTTGAAGGAACAACGAATTCTACGTTGAAGTCGCCGAGCTCTGCGGTAGTTGCCCAGTCGCCTGCAAGACCGATAACCTTGTAGTGGTTTACGGTTGGGTCATCCATAGTTGCCTTCAGCGAGTCAACGGTAACCGGAAGCTCAACCTCTGGGGTGATGTCAACTGTAGCCTTGCTCAAATCGGTAATAGCCTTTGAGTAGAGCAGAGTTTTAGGACCATTGAAAATGTCCTTCATCTTGTCAATAGTTGTCATAGCCATAATCTAAAATATTTTAAATTGTTATACCTGAATACTTATCTAGTACGTAACCTTCCCTGTATGATCGTCACGGAAAAACCTGCTCCGTCGTCTGTCTGTAGCGTTATACGAGGATTGGAAACAATGAGATTTTTTGTAGAGATTGGAAATCTGTCCATAATCTCCTGGACTTTCTCGTCAACGCTAGATATATCAAGTGTGTGCGGGTTGCTTGCCGAATTCTTATCGCGCACATACAATTCGATTTGAGCTATAGTGGTGAAATCATTGTAAACTCCACTTGAGTTCATCTCGTTATTGTAGATACTAGATGGAAAGTATACCACGATGTAGCTGTTGATTTTCGTATCAACTGATTTTGGTCGGCTACGGGAGTAGAGCTTGTCGCAAATCCCCTTCATCGCATTACCGACATCGAAATATAGAGTCTTAATACTAACCATATCTTACATCGTTCTAAAGTATCTAACCAAATATTCTCTAAGAGAGGTAATCACGTCGTGACCTCTCTTAACCTCGACAAACTTAGCGTAATCCACACCGGCAACAAGGAGCATCTGCCATGTGGCATCGTACTTTCCTTTGTTGTGCTCCCTGGAAACAAGTTCATCCCACGCCGCGTTTGGACCATATTCACCACCTTCTCCGTATTCACCCTTGTAAGGTCTCCTTCCGCTATCTTTGAAGGAGAACGAACTTCGGTAATACTTATCAAGGTTGTATCGTTCCCCGGCAGCAAGGGTTACTCGGGTTGGCTCTGGGCCAGGAGCGTAATGAATCGACTGCAAGGAGCCGTTGTAATATGTACCGATGGCGGTTGACTTGTACAAGTTACCGGTTACGTCATCGTAGTTGCGAGACTTGTCAGCAGCTTTCATTGTCATTTCAGCCGCATGTTCCATCTTCTGCTGCATCTTTGCTACAGCCATCTGACGGATTTTCTTCTCGACCTGTAAAAACTGACCTGATAAACTTGTCATAATCTAAACCCTTGTCAAATTCCAATATACAACAGTCCTGTTATTATCCGGTTCGCAGTCCTTAACCATACCTACCTCGGTGTTGTTGCCGACAGTGGAGTAGATGGTGTCGCCGTCAAGAGGACATCTTTCAGCATCCCATTCGTCATATCTGACAGGAATTGATGCCTTCCTCTTGTTCTGGTCGACGTTCTTATCTCCCTCAGTAGTGGTATCGGTGTAGCTGCGGCCTTCGCCATAGTAGAGAATGATTTCCTTGTCCTCACCAACCGGAGCATCATCATCGGCGAACGGGTCATCAGGGTCGGCCTTTCCGACGACCTTCCTCACGATCTTGATGATGTGAGGGTATCTTGGGTTTCTGATGTTTTCCTTTTCCATACGCCTTATTTGATGATGTGAGGGAGAGGTTCTCCCCAAGGAGAATAATTCGCCCTCTTTACTCCGTGGGAGGTCACCCGGAAGGTGGACTTCTTCTTGAGCATCGAATCAGGCTCCAGCTCTGCATAGATAGCGTTAGCCTCTGCCTTCATCTCGCTCCTATCGTTGTCCGACATGTCATAGCCACCTCCCGAATGAGTCCATCCGTTATCGGAATCGGAGGTGTTATTCACCTTGCTCGGACCAAGAACAAACCATTTCAGCATGTCGGCATAGGCAAGTCTCACCTTGTCCTTGTCGCAGGCTTCGAGGTCGATGCCGTTTTCAAGCTCCCTGTCGTGCATGATGCCCAGCAGAGCCTTCATCGGCATCTCGAACTTCACCTTATTAATAAGGTAGTCGTTCACAGTGTAGATATTCATCTCCGAATCCATAGTCATACAATCTAGTTACGTTAAAGAATTAACCCTTCTGGGTAATATCGATAATCCAACGGTAAGGGAAGTCGAGCATTGCTGGAACAGCAGCAAACATCAAGTCTGTATGCCACTCCAGGTAATCACCGTTGGCGATTGTTGTGTTGGCAAGCAAACCAAGACCGTCGTTGGTTGTTGCGAATACCTTGTCAACAAGTTTATTGCCCCACTTCTCGAACATCTTCTTATCCTTGATCTCCTTGTGCTCGAACTCGAAAGCGTTACCGCGAGGACGAAGAACAACGATGTTGTCAGACCAAGCCTGCTCTGTCTTCTGTGTACCATCGAAGAGAATAGTAGTTTCTTCCTCCTCTACAAGTTCGATAGGAGAAAGGCCCTGGATGTCTCCGAATGCCTTCAGGAACATATCCTGATTTACACCATAGTCCTCAACGTAAGCAACATAGTGAGCTTTACACCAGTTGATCCACAATTCCTTAATCTGTTTGTTCTTCAAGAACACATTGAAGAAGGTGTTGACGGTCATCTGCCAAACGAGAGGCTGACCCTTACGATTGAATGTTTTACGCCAGCTCTCTTCAAGAACTCGCATCTGCTCCAGAATATCGCAGGTCTCATCAGCCCAAGCAACCTTACCGCACTTCTTGAAGTTATCGGCAGGCATATTGGTCTTGTGGATTGGAGCCTGAATACCACGACCGATACCGGTGTAGTCAAGCTTACCGGTAGAAGCAAGCTTCGCTGTCATGAAGTTCATTGTGGTATCAACGGAGTCCATCAACTCCTGAACCTGGTCTGTCCATTCCATAACGACATCGCGGTCGTTACCGAACTCTTCGAACTGGTTCATCAAATACTCACGTTCCTCTGCGTTCTGGTAGATACCGTCTGTGATAAAGTCTGGAATTGTTGCAGAGTAAACCTGCAAGCCACCCTTATCCTTCTGGAAAGAACCAGCCAAAGGAGCACGCATGTTAGCCAATGTAGCGGCACGAAGTTTCTTTGCCTCGACAGTGAATGTCGCAACACCCTTTCTGTTGGTTGGTGTCAGGTCAGCAGCAATACGTCCCTGGGTCTTCCACCAGCCATAGTTTACGTGAAAGATGTCCTTTTCGTCAAGAAACTTCTGGAGGTATTTGGTGTTGTCCTTACTAGAGAAGAACTTCGCCATCCTCGAATTTTCAATATTAAACTTTGGCATATCCTAAATACAATCTAATAGTTAAACAATTAGTAGTTCGTGTAGAACAACTCTGGGTAACGGCTGATATTCATCGCCTCCACAGCTGGTGGAAGTGGGCTCATTCTGTCCTTGATAAAAATTGCATCCGGTCCAAGTAAGCATGGCGTAAACATCATGCGAGGCTTCTCGAACTCATCGCTACCAGGAAGAGTGTAGAACGGCATGTCGTAGTCGTGAGGAGCGAAACAGTTTGGATTAGTCACTACAGGGAGTGTAGAACCTACCGCAGCAGCCTCAACGAGCACCTGACCAACTGTCAATGCACCCAAAGCGGCAGACAGTGTAAGTTTCCAAACATCACCTGCTGTGGCATCGGTTGTCGCCTCAACAGCTGTGACAGAAACACCAGTTCCCTTTGTCTTGAAATCCTTCTGGGCTACCATGATTTTATCGCCAATAAATGGGATGTGATGGTAGCCGTCACGAACGATGTAGATGTCTGTGTCAGCGGCACTTGTTGCCTTAGCAACTGCGTAAGACTTCAGAATCTTAATAGTGCCACCCTTGTTGTCTGCAAAGCCAAGGCTATGCTCAACGAGGTCGCCTGCATAGATCTTAGCAGGGCCAGGGAACGGATTAGCAATGATACCACCGATAGGAGGGTACCTGAAAGCTTCCTTAACAGCACCTTTAAGATTGAAGTACACATGCTTCTGACCGCCAATCTCAGCCGATGCCTGCAAGAGCACCGCTCCATTGAATACCGCACCCTGTGCGTTCATCTGGTCGTAATAATTGCTGTACTGCATAATCTTTTTACCTTAATTAAATGTTATCCTGAATTATTTCTTGACAGTCGCCTTTGTAGCTCTGTCCTTGCAAATATCCTTAATGTCGTCCCATTCATGCTCGTCGAGTTTCTTTTCCTCACCAGAAGAAGCACTAGAACCCTTTCGTGGTACAGCATTTCCACCGTTAGCACGCTTATAGTCGGCAGTATAGATATTTTCTGCCGTCGATACCAGTTCTGCAACATCTGCATCATCAGATATCTCCAGCTTAGAGAGTGCAGTATCGAGGAAAAAGTCGTTCAATTCAAGGTTTGCCTTGTCGAACTTATCCTTCAAACCTGCCTTTACAGACTCGATGGTTGCCTTCCTTGCAGCCTTCTTGTCTCTTTCTGCGTTAGCTTCCTTGAGGGCTTTGATTTCTTTGAGAAGCTCGTTGTATTTGTCGTCAGGATCGTCATCCTTGTCAGCCTCCTTACGCTTGCGCTCCTCTTCCTCTTCCTTCTTCTTGCGTTCAGCTTCCTCCTTACTCTTCTTTACCTCGTCAGAGATATTCTTGTGCAAGTTGCCGTTGATACGCTTCAGACGGTTTGCTAACTTGGTAACCAACTTGGAATTTGCTTCCTCGTCATCACCGAAATCTTCCAAAACATCATCAAGTTCCTCATTGATGGTCTTTTGGCTAAGTTCTTTGAACTTGGTGGTGTCAACCTCCTTGTTCACTAATGCTAAGAGTTCCTCTCTTGTCATGTTGTTTGTTGATTTAAAATGTTATCCCGAAAGTGGTCCCTCCACCTCGAAAACGTATAAATATACCTTTTGTTTGCAAATATACGAATAAATATGCAATTATTAAAGAAAAAATTGTATATTTGCAGTATTAAAATGAATTTTTATGCAGAAAGATGTGTTTTCAGGATTAAAATTGGATAACGGAGAGCCTATTTACACTCAAGAGTATATCCAATCATTAAGAGATACCGACAAGAAGCATCCCGACAAGCTGAAGATTATAGCTCAGCGTGGCGGTCAGGAACGTATGCTGTCTATAGACGCTGATATTAAGATAGTTGGCGGCTCGCGAGGCGGCTCTAAATCGTTCTCATCCCTAATGGAAGTTCTGAAGGATATTAAAAATCCAGATTTTCATGCAACAATTCTTCGTAACGAAAAAGATGACTTGCAGTCCTTGGTGACAGACTCTTATAAATTGTTCTCCCAATTTGGAACTTACAATAAGTCTCAAAATGATATGACTTGGAACTTCAATAACGGAGGATGGCTTAAATTCTCGTACTATGCTGGAGCATATCAGGACTTCAAGACACGATTCCAGGGTCGCCAGTATGCCTATGTCTGCATCGATGAGGGTACTCAGTGTCCATACAAGAAGTTCAAGTTCCTCTTGACCAACAACCGAAACGCAGCACATATCCGAAACCGCTCCTGGATTACATGTAACCCGGACCCGGAATCTTGGGTTAGAAAGTTCATTGACTGGTGGGTTGACGAGAATGGCTACATCATACCGGAACGTGACGGAGTTATACGATACTGCTTCATGGATGGTGATACACCGGACTCAATCTACTGGGGCGACACAAGAGAAGAGGTATACGAGCAGTGCAAGGGCATCATCGATAGCCTCTGGAAGGACAGCTACGAGGAACTTGGATACACAAAACTCGAAATGTTCATCAAGTCGGCGACATTCATCCGTGCAGACGTATCAGAGAACATTAAGCTTATCTCCACCGATGCATCATATATCGCCAACCTTGCCCAGCAGGACGAGGAGCAGCGTATGCGAGACCTGGAAGCCAACTGGAACTGGAAAGCTGCCGGCGATGACATGATCAAGATGGAAGACCTTGATGAAATCTACGACAATGCAGAACAGATAGGAGATGGAAAACGCAGAGCTTCTGCCGATATTGCTTTCACCGGCGGCGATAACTTCGTGATGTGGCTCTGGGAAGGATGGCACTGCAAAGACTTGGTTGTTCTGAGGCTGGACCCAAAGACTCTTGTTTCGGTAGTTGAGGCTAAGCTGAGAGAGTGGGGTGTAGAAGAATGCAACTTCACTTACGATATGCAGGGTATCGGTCAGTACTTCAAGGGATTTTTCAAGGATGCCGTCCCATTCAACAACCAGGCAGCACCTATCGCTCAGAGCCATCAGGAAGAGGAAGGAATCAAATACCTTTACAAGGACTTGAAATCCCAGTGTGCATTCCTGTTCTATAAGATGATAAAAGAGAAGCAGATTTCCATCGACTCAGCCCTGCTTGAAAGAAAGTATTCCGGAAACGGATTCGACAAGGTTCCTCTCAGACAGATTCTTCAGAAGGAGCGTAAGATGCTCAGACGTGACGAGAATAGCGATGATAGGGGATTCAAGCTATTACCTAAGAAGATTGCCAAGAAATATGTCGGGCACTCGCCTGACTTCTTTGAATCTTGGTTCTATGTAATGATATTCAGTTTAACAAAAAAGAAAAATAAAAAGGTAAAAGGATTATGGATGCTATCAAGGTAACAAATTTCAGAAAGATTCTGGTAAAGAAGCCTTTCTTTGAACTCACGCCAAAGGGGTACATGAACCACGATGGCTATTGCGGGAACGAGGTGTCCGATAATGAAGACCCTCAGATGCCGCAAGATACATTGTACAGAGTGATTAAGACTCAGAAGGACTTCCTTCGTGAGTTCTATCCTACGTCCCACAAAATCTTCGACAAGGTTCTCTACCCTGACATCTGGAGAAAGAACCCGGAAGACGGGAAATGGTATGTCCAGGAGATTCAAAGAACGGCATTTGCTTTCCAGCAGGTTATTCATACGAAGCACGTTCTCCACATGACAGGTAACGATATTCAGTTTGAGCTTGCCGGTGATCCTGAGATGAAGAAACAGGAAGAGTATATTAATCTTCTTGCCAAGTTCAAGAAGGGATGGTATATGCACGATATGGAGATTCGTCACTATGAGGCTGTAAGTTCGTACATGAAGGTTGCTGAAGCTGCTGTAGTCGGATTCTTCGATAAAAACAAGAAATTCGGTACTCGCACATTGGCTTTCGATAGAGGAGACACATTGTATCCTCAGTTCGACCCTCTTACTGGTGAACTCGTTGTGTTTGCTCGCAAGTATTACGACTTCGACGAGGAAGGTAATGAAAAGATTGAATGGGTAGAGGTGTGGGATGACAAGACTTTCTACCGCTTCAAGAAGCAAGTTAACGAAGGCAAGGTCAAGGAGACTATCAAGAGAATTGCCAAGATATTCGGAATCGACGACTACACTTGCGTTGAAGAGAAAGCTCACGGCTTCCCATTTATCCCTGTTGCATACGTAAGAAACGATGACGGCCCATGCTGGTCTGTTGTACAGAAGAACATCGAGGACTACGAGGAAGCTTTCTCTTATCTCTGCGAGAACAACAAGGCTTACGCCTTCCCTATAATGAAGCTGAAGGGCGATGGTGACGACATTACCGTTGTTGGAGATACAGACGGATCGGCTAAGATGATTCAGATTACCGATACGAATGGTGATGCAGACTTCATTAACGGGACAGACGCTTCCGATGCATTTGCGACACAGCTCAACAAGTCGTATGACCTCATCTATGAGCTTTCGTTCACAGTAAAGCCACCGGAGCTGAAGTCGGGTGACCTTCCGGGCGTTGCTATCAAGCTGCTCTATTCTCCTGCCATCGAGGTTGCAGAGAACGATGCTAAGAAGATGCATCCGTTCCTGGATCAACTTGTTCGTATCTCAAAGTATGGTATCGGAGTTGAAGAAAACTGCATGGCCACTATGACCGGTCTTCCTATTCACGCTTGGGTGGAAATCTATGTGCATCAGAATAAATCTGAAATAATAACAAACTTAGCGACAGCTGTTCAGAACAACTTCCTCTCAAAGCAGACTGCATCTGAGCGTTGCCCAGACTTCCCAGTTAACGATGAATACGACCGCATTATGCGAGAGAAGAAGGAAGAGGATCAGCAAGACCTCCTCATGGATATTCAGCGTGCGGATAACGAAACAGAGAATGCCATCGAGGAGCAGAAAGCTACAGCTCAGATTAACGGATACTCAGCCTCAGTAAATACCGGTAACGGAAGAAAGCGTGGGCGCCCCAATAAATTTAACACCGATTCCAACGGCAACAGGTTAGGGGAGTCACATTGGGACGAATTCAACAAGAAGAATTAATAGCCTATGGATGAATTAAAACGTTCTGTCGATTACAGCAGGAAGCGCTTGCAGGCAATCCGAAACTGCGAGGACCATGTTGCAGATATTCTCTGGAAATCGACACAGAAAATAATTGCCGCAAGTAAGCGATACAGAGGTGCGGGCAGGCTCACAAACGAGTCAGCCCTGCTCTCTTATGCCAAGAATGTTACTGCTGAGGCAGTGGAGAGCATCAACAGTTACATCTCTGCTTACTCCAAGGCTTCATGCAAGATTCTCGGGATTGACAGCGAGAACATAGAATCATTTCTCGTTAGCGACATCTATGGAAAGACGACATCCGAAAGAAACGCAGTCTATCTCGGAAACTTTGCTGAAGATATTGTAAGGATGATCAAGGCAGGAACCTTGATGGGATATTCAGACCAGCAGCTCCTGTCTTCCATCCGCACAGGCTACAAGGACCCATATCACACATCAGTCATCACCAAAGCGAAGAGAAAGGATATCAACATCGATGTTCCTTCTTACGGAAAAGGATATTACAGAAATGCCTATCAGAATATCGTAAGAAACGCTTCTCAGGTGATTGCTTTGGCGTGGGGACAGGCAGAGCAGGAGTATGGACTGGAGAATAAGGCTATCGGATTCTATGTCAAGAGAGGAAGCAGTTATCCTTGTGATATCTGTCAAAGCGAAGCCGATGCCGGCATCCATTCTTTCAAAGACCCATATCCACCGTTCCACGTTTCATGTTGTTGTTACACTTTATTTGCGTTCAAGGATAATAAAAAGAAATAAGACTATGATTGAAGAAACAAAAGGATACACGTTATCCGTCGATACGTACAAGAAGGCGAAGGCTCTCAAGATGAAAGACCCTCGCTATTACATCTATGCAAGCCTCCGTGGTTCTGGCATGTCCGTCCGTGACAGCTGGGCCATCGCATTTCAGGGAGAAGGAATAGGTGTGTGGGAGAAATCATTCCTCGAAAACGAGATGAACAAGCTCGAAGCCCAAGAGTCCGTCCAGAAGAGAATAGCAGAGGTTCAGGGCAAGAAAGCGAAGAACGAGAACGCCGATGAACTCACCCAGGAGGAACTTATTAAGGCTACCTCGAAGGAAGAGATTCTGAGAAACCTCGTTATCGCTCAGCGCAAGCAGAAGTTTGGCTCTCCAGAGTGGCAAAAGACAACTGCCATGATAGCCGACTACTCTAAGATTAAGCAGGACGAAATTGATACAGAAAATAATGTGGTCCACTACTACATTCCTCTATCAATGCCTCGATGCTGCGAGGACTGCATTATCTTCAAAAATGGCCAGGCGACCTTTCAAAAGAAGAAGAAATAGTTAAATTCGTGTTAAAGTAACTTTGTTTTACTAGAATTTCAGCAAAACCAAGTACCTTTGCAAACAATTAATGTTCACAGATTCTTTCTGCTGAGCATAATTCAAATTATTTTGGTTAACTAAGAGGGGCAGTGTCTTCACAGATGCTGCCCCTCGCTTTTTAAAACAAATATATAAGTAGAAGAAAACTTTGAAGTCAATTAAGGATACTTCTCTCCGGTAACCAACTCAAGTATACCCTTAAGCCTATCATTAAGAAGTTCGTCATTGAATACAGGAAGAATACCGTATGGAGGCAGTTTCTTCGTCTCTGCGGCCTCCAAAATGAACTGGAGTGCCTGTACCAGGGAAGTGTGGTCTTGAACGACCTCAATCAATTTATCGCTCATCCTTGCCTCCTTCCTTCTTAATCTGTTCTGCCATTTCAAGAAGATTCTCGGCGTGCTTGTCTCGGTCGATGACTTCCTGTACAGCCTCATCACTCTCCTTACGGAGCTGTTCTTCAGTCTTACCCTCGTCGGCAGCAGCGTTTCTTCTTGCAGCCTCACGAGCAATGTATTCGTCACGGAGCTTCAACTTACCTGCCGTGTATTCTGCATCGCCAGGCAACGATGTATCCGCATACATAAGCTGGGCAAATGCCTCGATGATGTTTTCTTCAGTCTTGGAGAACTCATAGTGATCTCCTACGAAAGCATAAACACATTCATCGAGTGCAGCGTACATGGATGTGCCGATAGAGTATTCAATACCCCATGTGCCGGCAATGTCTGCAATCTTAATGAAAGGCAGCGATCCTCTCTGTAAATGCTTCTTGATATCAGCATGGATATCCTCTCTGAGTGAAGCAACTTCTTTCTTAGACAAGCTCTTACTGAACTTCAGCACGGTGAAGTGTCTTGTCTTGATAGTCTTTCCAAATGGTAATGCCATGATAACAATATTTTAAAGTTCAACTTTTATTTCCTTATACTCGAAATCTGTGCAAGAAGGATTCTCCTCAGAAGTAAACCTAATCTCATTAGGGTGGTTACAAGCTCCATTCTTGAAGAAGAAGCAATCCTTGCAAGTGTAATCAGTCTGTTCCATGTTCCTTACGTTTTTGATATTCCATCAATGTCAAGATACAATAGTTAGCGCAGTCAAGAAGAGCATCTTCCAATGGTTCATTAGCAACTTGCGCCTCATTGTCCTTCAACGTCTTGATGCGATTCACCTTCTCTCGTATCTTTCCGTAGCCGTAGTTGATACCAAGCTCATCATACATTTCGGAAAAAGCATTCCCATAATCACGATTTTTCTTGATGTATGTATCATGCAAGTTATTGAGAATATTTCCATGCATTTCAATGTCGGAATTTATATCTATTTTATGATTATCGGCAACTGGTGCTACTATATCGAACTTTATACCAAACATCATAATATCTTCCTCGCGAAAATGAGCGAAATACTTGTAATCTGTGCTAACAGATGTACATATATAAGCATCAGCCTCCTTTCTCTCGGCATTGAACAGAATAGGGGTTCTGCCGTCCTTAATACCTATCGGGTCAAAATTGCATTTTAAACAATCATTTCGTGTGATGTAAAATCGCAGCCCGACCTTAATATCTTCTTTCTTAATCATAAGCTAACTATTTTTATAATCTTTCAAATCAGATTCATTTATACGAGTTCCGTTTGTACAGACAAATTCAGCCAACATTTGACACATAAATGTCTCTGAGTTGTTTTTATACTTAACATAAACAACATCTTCGTATCTGTCGCTTTTTAGAAAGCCTACAACCGTAAACACCGGACAGTAATCTGTGACAATACAATCGTAGTAAACAAACTGCTCGTTCTGGTCGCAAAATACTTCTACCCGTGTTTCGCATCTTTGCTTAACGATTGCAAAATCATCGTTTTCGGTAGGACAGTTTCTAGTAGTGACATATTTGAATGGGAGTAAAAAACGGTCTCCAACCTCAATACCATATTTATTCATAAGCTATTCCTTCTTACTATTATAATAAAATGCTCTAAGAGCCATAACCTCTGATGGGTTGTGATAAAGGATAATACAGAAATCACCGTGTTCTTCTGTGTGAACTTTTCGTAAACCACATTCCTTGATAAATCCATCCTCACCAATATAAGGATTAAGAATTTCGCGAACCGCACTATTATTGCTTGGTTGAACAATAATAACGCCACCAGTTTCACGAAGTTTTTCTAGCTTCTCCCACTGAGCTTCGATATTTTCGTCTCCGTAGAATAAATCATATCCGTAAGGCTCTGTGATTTCTCTATCAATGCCCATTCCCAAAGGAAGGTTAATTACAATAATCGCTTTCATAAGCTATTTCTCCTATGTTAAACCCCAAAACAAAACCAAAGCACACCAGCAACCTTCATTTCTTCTTTAGAAAGCAATTCAAAACTATCAAGGTTATAATCCTTACTGACACAAACCCTAATTGGAGGTGCAAATTGTTTTTGTTTTACGGCGATTGTATATAATGATTCGTTGGGGAAAACTGAATTTGTATCCTCGACAACCGCGCACATAACCCTTCCATCTTTTCTGACTTCCGCATAACTTTCTATTTTCTTCTTTAGCTTTCCGTCGGAATTATTTAGAAAAAACTCTTTAGGTGCAAGGCAAATGTCACCTAGTTTTAATTTCTCATTTTTATCCATAAGCTATTTCTCCTTTTGTATGCACGTAGCCACAGATGCCGACGTACATGATGTATTTTAAGTATTTAAACATTTTTCCAAAAATCTACTATATGGAGGAAAATTCTCCGCAAACAACAAATCCAAACCAAGAATGTCCTTATGGTTTTTCTTCACTTCTTCTTTGCTAATTAGTTTCATCATTCTCAATCTCAATAAAATCTCCAATACCCAAACGAGCCTTGTTGATGCAAGACGCAATCCAACCAATCAGATAGGCCGAAGGCTCGCCTCCGTGCTCCATACCAATAGCTCCCTCGATGGTATCGCAGGCGTGAGAAGCTTCATGGCAACAAACTCCCATCCTCATAGAATTCTTGCTTGCAAAATTAATAAATGAACAAAGCTTCTTATTCGATTTTTCTCTAACGTTACCGTAGGTTATTGCGTCAGCATTAGAGAAATCAACCCTCAAAACCCCGCCATTTCTACCTTCAAAACACTTGTTAGCGTCCTCTTGGTTCATACCAATAGCGACACACAACATCCTTGGATAGATAACAGGGTCGTATTCGTAATATCCTTTCTTCTTCATATTCTCAACTATTTCTTGTTATACTTGTGCCCGCAGTGGAACATATTGCACAGATTGCACCTGTAGACCGTCATTCCCTGCTCGATGAGCTTCGGGTGAGTCTTCAGGAACTCCCAGGCATCATCCTCAGTCTCGTATGCGACCTTCGCCTTCCATGAATGAACCTTCCTGGTCCAATGCTCGGGGTCCGGCTTGAACGGCGGAACCTTGTTCGGATTGTGATGTCTTCTCATATCTGTCACCTAAATCAATTTTGATCCTCGTGCTCCTCAAACTTTTTGCGTATCTGTTCAAACCAGAATACTCGAAAATCGTCATCGGAAGCCTTCCACATCTTCTTCAGCCATTCATAATTAAGGCGTTCAATGGTTTTCCTGATTCTGTCGCCGTAGAGGATTTCGAGAAGCAGTTCGTCTGAGCCTTCACTGCATTCAACATCAAGGGTGAACTCACCACTGATATTTCCATACCTGCAAGAAGACATCCTGTCGCCTGATTCAGCAGCCTTATCTACATGCTTCTTAATAGAGCCAGATACCTCCTCTTCGTTGGAGTCCGCAGGTAGCAGCCATATTGTTGACTCTGGCGAAACAACAGCAGGAAGCTGACAGTCGCCTATAAAAAACTCAAAATTACGTTCTTCTCCCATAAGCTACAAACATTTAAATGAAACACTGTTCAACGTCCTGTTTACCGCAATCTCCCTCTCGTTGCACATGGTCCTCATGCACTCCAGGGCATCCTCGCGTACAGCAGTCATAATCTCGCTCATCGAAGCGGTGGCCGGAACAATATTCCCGTCAGCCTTCTTCTTCGTGATACGGGAGATAATCTCCTTGATATATTCCTTGTCTATCATAGAATCTGTTTTAATGATGGCCGCCGACCGTGGAAGGGACTCGAACCTCCCGTCTGCCCGGACTTATGCCCGAAGGCATGTCCCACCGCCATGCGGCCACCGGTATCGTTAATCATCAGGCTGAATGAAGCTCTCCGGCTGCTTGATGTCCTCCTCACCACGCAATTTATTCTTCACGTCATTGATGAGAAGCTCCTGCTTCAGGTCAATCATCTGCGCGCCGTACACCTGATACGTCATTCCGCCCTGTGACCTCTTCTTGAAGAAGCCGTACTTGTCGCTCATATCACGCCCGAACTTCTGGATCGTAGGGATATCCTTCTCCTCGACATCGTTGGCCTTGCAGAACTCGACGAATCTCTCGTACATCTCCTTGGCAAGCATGCACTCCGAAATCTCACCCCTCGCCTCCCGACTGCACCTCATATCATACGCCCTTATCCAAGCATAGATAGGATTGCTTCCAAGAAGGGAGATGAGTAACTGCCTTCTGCTGCCCTCCGCTGCCGGGAACCTGTACTTCCTGCTCCTCAGCTCCATCGCGCCACGGAATATCCAGTTGAACACTCCGCTCAGTTCCTCACGGATGATCTTGCTCGCCAGCTCCGGATCCTGCCTCTCCTTTGGGATGGTTACATCGAAGCTTACGTACTGCAAGCGTCTGATGAATCCGAGCGACGCATCGTCTGGGAACGGGAGCTCGTTGAGGTTGAAGATGAGGTAGGGGATTGAGTTTCCCTCAAGGATATCCCTGCCGAGTTTTCTCATCGGGACAGGCTCACCGCTTACGAGTCTCTTGAACATACCGGTGTTCTTCCTTCCGAACTTCTTCGGGTCAGAATCGGAAGACCAGTTGAAGATGGCGTTCCTGATGGGATACCTTCCCCTCATTCCCTCGTCACCGTCGGCAGTGAGGTCGGCGTAGTCCATCTTGCTTATCCTGTCCTTGCCGAATATGTTGCAGGCAACGTCGAAGATGACACTCTTTCCGTTGGCTCCCGTACCTATAAGGAGAAGACAGAGCTCAATCTTCGATGATTCCTTCCCCTCGTACGGATTGTATGCAGTACCTCTCTGTATGAGACCGAGACCGAGGAACATCTGGAGGATCATCCTCGACGTCCTGTCCGGGAGGACCTCCTTGATGAAGTTCATCCATCTGTCACACTTCGCCTTCGGATTGTAGTCGTATGGGTGGTAGTATGTGACATGGTACTCGGGAGAGAACGGCATCACGTTCGGATACTTCAGACCGCTGCCGAAGTCAACCACTCCGTTGGCGAATGCAACGATGTCGAAGGTAGGCCTCAGTATGTTGTAGCACTCTATCACCTCCATGAATGACTTGTTCATTACCGTACTGATGCCGAGCATTGGAGCCATGGCCAGGTCGAGGAGCAGAAGCTGGTAAGCCTGTTCCAAAACTATTTTCGGAACTGCTTCATATATCTTGCCGTTGAACATGTAGTAAGCACCGTTGTAGTACTTCACTGGAGCCTTCTTCGCCAGACGTCTCATTGACCTGATGAAATTAGACTTCAGCTTGTTGTACTTCGCAGAGTTCGCCTTACCCCAGTCCTGGCAACGGAGCTCTTCGAAGCCGTACTCGTCATGCCTCGAAAGGTCAAGCAACTGAGCGTGCAATGTGTCTATAGCAATACCATTTTCCATTTATGTACAATAATAATATTAATTTTCCGTTATTGTGTAGGATAAACCCCGATAAACAGGGGCTTTCTGAAGGATAACACGTGTCAGGTCGTCCTTACAACATGTCGTCTATAAAATATCGACAATACAAAGATACAGATAATATCCTGAATATCCAGTAAAACCCTAGTAAATAAAGGGTATAAATATACATTTTAGGTATACATTAAATGAAGGATAGGTATACATTTATGGTTTGGTCTGCAAAGTAAGAGTTTATGCTATCAAATGTTAATAAATAACGGATGAATGAATATGCATAATTATCCTTTATGGCGGAAAGTAATTAAACTTTACAAAAAGGCAGAAAAATCGGAAGAAAAAATTTTTAGATGAGGTGACTACCGCGCTGATTTAGTGCTATTTAGGGGGTGTGGGGGTGTTTCTTCTGAAATTATTACACTTTGTGTCGGTTTATATAGTATAAACCAACAAAATATAGGCTTTTTTGCTACATAAAAACATGTTAGTTTATAATTATTCCAATTTCCTGTAACTACCTATAAATCAATAAATTACAATGTATTTTATTTCTATAATATTGCATTTTATTTCATGCTATATTTCTATATATAAACCAATACAAAAAGCATAGTGTATTATTTACACTAACTAACCGCCTGATTATTAGATAGTTATAAGATTTTAGCTATTTTCTAGAATAAAGTGTTAAATTGTCCAATATGTTTACTTTTTATTGCCAAATAGAACATAAAAAGCGAGAAAAAGAACATTAAAAAGTCTATTTTCGGGCTGATTGCTAATTACCAAATAGAATACTATAAAGGTAAAATAGAACACTAATAAATAGACTTTATATTAAGTGTAAACAATACACATAAAGACTACTGTTGGATGGTGAATAAATTACAATAAATACAATAATGCAAAGATGCTCTATTTATATAAATCTATCTAAGTGTTTTTGCAGTTCATTATATGTTTTATTTGAAATAATCTAAATAATAATAGATAGGCTTTTATTTGCGGTTTAAGAGTGTTTTTGCGGTTTATCTTACTAGTAATAGGGAAACGGCTAAAAACGGCTAAAAACGGCTTTAAAATGCTTTATTCGGGGTTTATGCTATATTAGTAATATTGTGCAAAGATGTAAACCAAATAAACCCCTTATTATTAGTTAGTTAGAATTAATCTAAATAAGCATAAACTAACAAAATAATTGCATTTTTATTTGGTTATTTCGGGAAAAAGCTGTATCTTTGCAGCGCAAAGTTTTAGTTTACAACCCTCTTCTAAAGGGGGTTTAATAGTTGCTACTAGTGTGTAGCAAGTTGTGGAACTCAACACGACATATTGAAACAATTCATATTAATGCCCGATTGCAAGGGGTTTAAATAATTGCTAGTAGTTATTATGAAGACAAATGAACAAATTGAAAGTGCAATCATTTCTAAGTTTGCAAATGATGTTTTAGGCGTTTCCGCTATTAAAGAGGAACACGTAAACAATCAATTATCGGTTTCCGATAGTGAGTTGTCAATTGCAGCAGCAAAGAAAGCAGCAGCAGCAGCAGCGTATAAGAAGGCAGAAAACGACTATCTTTTGCGCACTAATTTAGGAGATATTCAAACGAATATCTTACAAAGAGCTATTCAGGAGTTTGCGGAACTCAAAGAGGATTTTGATTTCCTTGTATGGGTCGCAAAAAACCACAAGCTACAAGAAATTTCCGATGTTTGCACTGATACGGAAACACGTCTACTTAGTTTCCTCAATAATTTGTATGCTGCCTATACAAGCGGGAAAAATGCAGCTAGAAAGGCAGCAAACGAGAAAAAAGCAGCGAAAGCAGCAGCAAAAGCAAGGCTTGAAAATGCAGATACTAGTGTACTCTCTGATAGCGAGTTTGAAAAAATGGTAGCAAAAATGAGAGCAGATCGCGAAAAAGCAAAGAAAGCAGCAGTCAACTAGAAAAAATATAAGGTAGTGGGATTTTTTCCACTACCTTATTTTTTCGTACCTATATTCTAGAAAGATTTTTCTAGAATATTTTTTTTGAGTTTTATTTTCAGAATTGTTTTTTTAGATTTTATTTTTCAGAATTGTTTCAATAATATTTTTATCCCTGGATAATTTTTCAGTACCTCATCGTGGTTTGCAGGGTGGCAACGACCTAGAATTTTCTAGGCGGCAGTAATCTGAAAACGTAACTTGTCAGCTAGATTTCTAAGCGAGAAATTTAGCGAAACATACGAAATATTTTTTTAGGCGGCACAACTGGGGCGGTCATCCTCAGACGTACCAACTACCGGCGGCGAGCGGCGTCTCTCCGTGATACGTGAAACAGAATAAAAGAGAATGAGATTTCTGCGGAGCGTATCACCGGAGCGTGCGCAGGGAGCACAGGCACAGGAGCGAGGTGTAGCATCAGCAGAACGCAGCGACCTCGCGAGGATTGAAGGCTAACCGATGGCAAGGGTACGGATGGAGACAGAACGAAAGTTGTGCGATACGGGCGCAGTGTGATAATAAGGCGTACCGGGAGAAATTAAATAAAAATCATAATTCATATTCTATCGTGTGGCACACGTGGACGGGTTCCGAACGTGCCAGGCTTGTCAGTTGTGAGCCTTGTGGTTAAAATCACAATTCGTGTTGTAATGAGAGAATAACACACGTGAGGTATATCCGAAAGAGAAATCTCTCCCAGTGTGCGCCAGTACTCGTAGAAGCGCAACGCACCAAATTGGTGGTGCTCTGGAATCCATGAACGGGGACGGTAGCGAGGCAACGGAAATTAAAACGCTCGCAGCAGATTTTAATCAAGCGTGTGAACGTGTCGATTATTTGAAGCGAAGGTGTACGGAGTAAACATGAGAGAATGAAGACAATAAAAAAACGTGTCCGTACTTCCTATGGCTAAATCGGGGCGGGGAGAAATCTCCGCTCTACAATTACAAACCAACAAATTTAGAATTATGATACAGAATTTCGATTGCAGAGGACAGAGAGTGATGGAGAGAATTATTGCAGACAGACAAACTATCTATAATCGTGTAGAGTTTATCTCGTGGCGCAATAATACTCTAGCTCTGTTTCTAGCCTAAAATCTGTAGCCAGTACGATAATTGTCGTGTGGCTACGGAACAATTACCAATAAAATTAGAATTATGAAAGCAAGACAGATTATTTATTCAAGTACGATAATTGTGCTTGGATTTATTCAGAGTGTGCCGGCATTCATCATGCTAGCAAGTACGAATATTATCGTGATTCTGCTTGGAATATTCTATGGCGTTATGCTTGGAATATTCTGGAGCAGTACGATAATTGGCAAGTGGTATTTCCGCGAGCTGTGGAGATCTACACTCCGCTTGGAGAATTTCATACTGCCTGGAGTTTCGTAAATCTAGAAAGTACGATAATTGTGCTTGGGAACATTCAGCCTAAAAACTGCCCTATAGATTTGGGCAGTACGATAATTACAAACCATTTAAACATTTTAGATTATGAACGGAATTAATGTAAATTTGTGGGCTATGCGCTCAGAGTTGGACAACGCAGTTAATCAGTACAACATGGGTTGGATTACCCGTGCTGAGTTTGCTAACATGTGCTTCGATGCAAGAGAGCCTTACATGGGAGTGATTAAGAATACCATTCTGTATATTCGTGACAGATGGTTCTAGCCAAAACTACCGCTTGGAGATATTCTGGCGGTATCTAGTATTAACCAAATAAAATTAGGATTATGAAACAGAGAATCAAGGAATTTTGCGATGAGTACATGTGGTTTATCTTGCCTGCTTGCAGCTCTCTAGCTATGATGCTGGGTGTTGTTATTGAGAAGCATTTTCCACTGAGTGAAATACTGAGTGAAATTCTGTAGCCTAAAATCTCCCTGCTGCATGCAGGGAACAATTACAAACCAATTAAATTACAGAATTATGAAGAAGAATATTTTCGTAACATTATTTATCGTAGTGTGTGTTGCATTGTGTGTGGTATCAGTTACTCTGTACAATTGTCACAGAGCAAACGCGATGCTGAGAAAGACGGTTATAAACCAGGCTAATGAGATTTCAGAGCTTGGTAACAATCCACACACCGAGAGTACGATAATGTACGTAGGTCTTAAGAAGTAATTAATCTAGCGTGGTGATGGCGCCACATGCCCAATACGGAACGAAAATACACTGCCCCTCTTAAACCAAAATTTTTGAATTATGCCAAAACTGAGAGGAGTTTCCGCTCCTCTCTTCTATTAACCAAATTATTATAGAAATATGGATAGAATATTAAAGCAAGATTTGAGCAAGAATGAGGTTATCGACCTCTTGCGTGGAATGGACGCACAGGAAGTTGAGGGAAATTTCTCTGTACGTCGTGTCCTGATTGATACACAGGCGTGTGACATATTCGGCGGAGATCCTGAGGATTCTTATCCTCTCGTTCCTGGTACGTACATGGCATTGTATTACAAGAGTATTGTCGAGGACCCGTATCCGTTCTTCGAGAGAATATGTGGAAACATAATAAATGACGTGGACAAGTGTCAGACTCTCCAGAATGGCGATGGTATTATTCTTATTTTCATGCTCAACAAGTATGAGTAGCAAAAAATGTGCTCAGGCATTTTCCTGGGCATACTATGTAAAACCATTAAACAAATCGAATTATGTTAGACAAGAAATCACAGAAGAATTTTGAGCGTGCGTTGCTCCATGAGATGGAGAAGATAAAAATAGCCGCACGCCAGTGGCACAATAACAACGAGCGTGGCTACAGAGACTATCGTAGCAAGAAGAAAATATCAGAGTCATTCGCTGAGATAGCGATGATATGCATGAGCTAAATGTGCGTGGCGATTGTCACGCATACTATTCACCAATATTTTAGACTATGAAGAAATCAGAGAACCCTAACAGGGAAGAGAAGAGCAGAGAATATCTGCGCAACAAGATTCTGCCTAGATTGCAGGAGATTCAGCGTGACGTATTCGGCAAGAATAAGGTAGGTCTGGAGGTAGACGTAGAGCCTGAAGGCAAATACATCGTATGCCATGCCTACACAATCATGTATGGTAAGGTCAATAAATACCTTCACCTGCATCTCTCCTGCGTGCTTGACAGAGAAAAGCTGGAGTGTGAGTACAAGAGACTCACAGACTTCATCAAGGAGCATTCAGCCTAAAATTGAGGGAGTTTTATCTCCCTCTCCTATAAACCAAAAATGTAGAATTATGAGCAAGTGGATTCAGTTTTATCACAAGATTAACAAGTTTGACCTTGTGAACATGAGATTTACCGATGAAGTGAGCGTTGTAGAGATGGTGGGCATGGATTCTGTCATGCCTATTGACGGTAGACTTAATCTGTCATCCATACGTGATGTAGTACAGAAGAAAATAGAGAGCATGAAGAAAATCGATGGTTTCGACCCTTGTGCATTCTCCATCCTCACCGGTCCTACGATTCTGTGTGCTTCAGAAAGTCAGAGGTATTATCTCTGAGCCAGAACTTGGCAGTACGATAATGTGCTGCCTGCTATTAACCAAAACATATAGAATTATGGAAACAGTAAGAGTAACTGACAGACACGGAATAGAGCGAGAGTGGGATATAGTCACAGAGAGATGTGTAGGGTGCTGCTTTCACGGATTGATGGATGGCAAGATTCATTGCTGTCCTCATAGTATTGCGTGCGGTGACAAGTAGTCAAAACAGCGGGGCACGTCCTGTGTCCTGCTTCTATTATTAACCAATAAAATTCAGAATTATGACAGACGGAGACAGAAAGTTCCTTGCCAGGCTCGTAGCGAGTCACAAGGCAGTTATCAGCGAGGAGTGCAGACGCAAGAACCTCGACAAGAGCGAGTATTTCAGACGTGTAGCGCGTGCAGACAAGAAAGCTCAGGAGATTGAGCAATCGTGCATGCGTCCTCGCAAGTTTTAAGCCAAACATTCTGTGCAGTCTATCTGCACAGAAACCATGTTAAACCATAAAAATGTAGAATTATGAACGAAAGACAGGAAATTGCAGTTATCAGAACAGCTGCCGAGATGAATGAGCAGAATATGCGTTGGTATTCATATATCTTGGATTCCATACACTCCGACGACGTAGATGTCAGCGTCTTGAGCGACAAGATGAAAATCGAGTTTGCATTCGAGATGTTCTACAAGGAGGCAGTAAAGGGTGACAAACGTAAGATATCACGCCTTGAATTGCTCACGTACTGGCTCCAGGGATTGTGCAGTACCGTAAATATTGCATATGAGGACTACGAAATCAAGCAGATTGGGAAGCTATGGAAATGCCATGACCACAATTTTGTGGGAGACTGGTTCAAGAATATAGCAAAGAAGATGCTTGAACTCGCCTATTTCCTTGGAGTGGACACAGACAAGTATCTCTACTAATCCAAAATCCTGCGTGGAGACACGTAGGAGCTATTATTAACTAAATATTCAAAGGATATGAAAGAAAGTATTGAGGCTATGCTGTGGGATTTCATTGTTGATAACAATATCGCCACAGAGGACGAGGTTGGACTTGTCTCGGATATAAATGGCTTGAATGAGGAAACGATGACACAGTTACGAGCAGTGTAAAGATGAAGGCTATTCCGGCACAGATGAGCTTGACAGCTATTATTGTCTTGACGAAGAAGAAGGCTATGAAGAGGAGGAAGAAGAGGAGGAGTAGTATTTGCCTAAAAAGGTGCGCCCATGCGTGAGCGTACCTTCTATTGTTTAACCAAGATAAATTATTTGAATTATGGCGAATAAATATCAGATCACAAACCAGAAGCAGCTTCGTGAAGCATTCTGGCAGTTTTGTGACGAGTGTGGTATCGACTACACTGGCAAGAAGACAAAGTTCAACCTTGACTTGAACATGACTTTCAATGACTGGAAGGACGGATTGCAGAAAGATGGTGTGATAAGCGACAAGCTTTGTTTCAGGGCTTGTCTGTATTAAGCCAAACCAATCCTCACTCTCACGGGTGGGGATTTCTATTAACCAAACAGATTGAAATATGAAGAAAATTGAGATTACGAGAGCTGGCATGGGCGAGAAATGCCCATACCCGAAGTTCAGCAAATTACTGGCAAAAGGCTACATAATGTGCCATCGCTGCAAGTATTGTGCTGAAATTATCAGTGAGACAGAAATAATGTGTAACTATAATTAATCTATATTTATGAGTGATTTAGAGAAAATCCTGAATGACGATTTGCTGAAGTGTGAAATCGTGAATTCAGCAGAGAACGAGGTAAGGCGTGTTGATCTCATCAAATGGATGCACGACAATACATTTTCCATTGCCATAGTACACAAGGATACAGGCAAACTTGAAGTGTCTGACATTCCAGAAACAGACGAGTTTGAAGCGCACAGATATTTCTACAGAAATTATGGCGACGCTATCTTGTTTGGCTAAAACTCCCCACACCATCGTGGGGAACCATTATGAACCATTAAACAGATGAATTATGGAAAAGAATATTGTAGAAGTTGTTATAAACAACAAGGGTGAAGTTGCCGAGAAAGTAGCCGATTATATCGGTGTGGTAAGTTTTGCCGCGGTTATCGAGAGCCTCTATCGTGAGTGTCTTGATGAATTCGATGACGCAGAGGATCTGGAAGAATACATTGCAGATGTATTCGAAAAGAATATCCAGTCTCTTGCGTGGGAGTTTACCCATAAGGCAAACAAGAAAATGAAGAAATATCTCCATCTTAATGACCAGCACATGAATGGCAATTTTGCCAATCTGTACGAGGACTACCCTAAGCACAGAACAGGTGTGTGGTGGGCTTCAGACTACGATGGCGACGATTACTACGATTTTTATCCTCAGATGGTAGCCCGACTTGATTCCGCAGAAGACAGCGAGCAGGCTAACGAGGATAGAGCGTATCTAGAGGAATGGTATTTCAAGGCGTTCGGCACGTACAACATCAAGTACAATTTCTCGAACGAGCTTGAAGAGGTTCACTCCATGATGGAGGAAGATTATGAGGAAGCCTAACAATATCCCCTAGCATGGGGATATTCAATGTTAAACCATTTAAATGATAGATTATGGAATTTAGAAAAGGAATTATCTACGCAGGACTTGTTCCTGTAGTAGGCGGCATGATGTGGGTTTCAATAACGCCAGACGCTTCTGATTCGGTTCATTTTTGGAAGAAGAAGCAGTGTGAATCGTATATCCGTAAGAATTTCTCGGGAGAAGAGAAGAAATATCTCCTCTCTCAGCTGAAAGAAGAGAAAAGAAGAGCTAAGATATACTCATGGGCAAGACTTTAAAACATACGATCATGAAGCAGGTAATAGTAAGACTCAAAGGAGATTTCTACAGCATGAATACATATTGTAGTACTCTGAAGGAATTTTTGGAAAAGAGAAACCTGAAGCGCTCTGATGTTGCAGAGTGGTGGAAGGAGTAGCCTAACAAGGGGAGCTTGCATGCTCCTCTTCCATTAACCAATTAAATAGAATTATGGGAAAGATTACAATTTCGCAGAAGGGAAGTAGAACTATCTACAGAGTGAACAGAAGAATCGTGTGCTATCGTGACGGGCACAAGTATTGTGTGGGCAAGCCATCATCTGGCAGCACCCATATCGAGCTTGATGCCTTGTCCGAGAATATTGCACACGAGAGATGCATTGAGATTTGCGAGCGTAGAATATCGGCAGAGATGAAATACAATAATCCTGTCGCATACAACGCCCACAGAGTGTTGAACGCATTAGCCTAAAGATAGCCTCCGGGCTATCACTATAACCAATTAAATAAAGAGAATTATGAAGAGATATTACGTATCAGTCACAGAACATTTGAACAAGGTAGTCAGCGTTGATGCTGAGAGTGAGGAAGAAGCCGTACAGAAAGTGCAGGATGCCTATAATAATAGCGATATTATTCTTGACGCTGACAATTTCTCAGGTGAGGTTATCGAGATCGAACCAGATCAGGAGTACTGGAGAGAATCCGAAGAAGATGACAGCGTAGCACTCCAGCATATCGACTAGCCAAACGGGGAGAGCAATCTCCCTACCAATAACCAAAGCATTATAGATATGAAGATTTTAAGAGACAATGACTACAACAGGCGTCCGATTAAGAATATGACAGCCTCCCGATTAAAGAATAGA